TTCCGACGCTCGTCAAGGACGAGCTGGTGACACCGGATCCCAAGGCCGTGGCGGACAAGACCGACGTACCATTGATTTGATAGGAAGCACTCGAGGCAAGATTGAGGGCACTAAGTGTACCAAGGGTGGTCAAGGATGAACTGGTGACACCGGATCCCAAGGCCGTGGCGGACAAGACCGACGTACCATTAATTTGATAGGAAGCACTCGAGGCGAGGTTGAGGGCACTAAGTGTTCCGACGCTCGTCAAGGACGAGCTCGTGACACCGGATCCCAAGGCCGTGGAGGACAAGACCGATGTACCATTGATTTGGTAGGAAGTACCCGAAGCGAGATTGAGGGCACTAAGTGTACCAAGGGTGGTCAAGGATGAACTGGTGACACCGGATCCCAAGGCCGTGGCGGACAAGACCGACGTGCCATCGATTTCGTAGGAAGTACCCGAGGCGAGATTGAGGGCACTAAGTGTCCCAACGCTGGTCAATGATGAACTGGTGACACCGGATCCCAAGGCCGTGGCGGACAAGACCGACGTGCCATCGATTTCGTAGGAAGTACCCGAGGCGAGATTGAGGGCACTGAGTGTGCCCACGCTGGTCAATGACGAACTGGTGACCCCCGATCCCAAGGCCGTGGCGGACAAGACCGACAAGCCATTGATTTCGTAGGAAGCACCCGAGGCGAGATTGAGGGCACTGAGTGTGCCCACGCTGGTCAATGACGAGCTGGTGACCCCCGATCCCAAGGCCGTGGCGGACAAGACCGACGTGCCATTGATAAAATAATTAGAGTCGAGGCTTGAGGTTCCAGTTCCAATATTGTGCGCGAGAGAAAAAAGAGATCCTGTGAAAGTCCCAGTGTCACCATTGATCCCGCTTGAAAATGTGAGTCCATGACTAAAGAGAGGTGTTTGTACAACGGTTTGGGTAGAAATGGGATTGAGTTGGAGATAAACCGTGCTTGTTCCTGGGACGGGGTCATTCTTGTTCTCAATGACATTTGTCACATTCGTTACTTTGGTGATATTATTATTGATCACAGTGGAGCATGAAAACGAGTATTGGTAAAGGATGTCTTGTAAATTAATAATCCCACCCGCGGTTTTTTGAAGCGAGGACATATAGAGGTCGATTCCATCACTTGTGTAAAGAATCAAGCTTGCCGAGTCTCTGCTGAACCAAGTAACACTGCCTTGATATTGGGCTTTGTAAAATGAGAGAACAGCAGAAGAACAGGAATAAACTCCTTGGGCAAATATTGGGTTTCCATTGTTGAGTTTAGGAATAATGATTCCTATTAACATAAGAAGGGAATCTGTAGATGATGCGACGACATCAAGAACAGTAATACATACACAGGAAGATTTTGTGGAAATGGATCCTTGAGCAGACGTGAAATATGCGTTTTGTGTATACGGAGGACTCTTGTAGGTGGAGTATTTGGTGATATGATAAGGATTAGGGGTTTTAATAGTAGAAATTCTTACAACGTCAATCGACATTACTCTCTCTACTCTAACTTGATAAAATAAAAATTTAAATTGTTTCATCCAACAACATTCATCATTTATCTCTCACCTGTCAACGTGCTTCTTTGGAAACTGGCGTGCTTTAAACAGTTTAAAGGCATTGCTCTCCGCGTAGAGGAGGGCTTGTATCATAGAAGAAAACTTTTGTTTTCAAGATTTGAAAATCCAAAATAGAAAGTGTTTGGATTTTTATTTTTTTCAAAAACAAAAAATAGAAAAATTCTCAGAGACTTTTTTTTTTTCGTAGTCTCTCCAAAAAAAAAACATGTTTTTACATGACGAGATACCGTCCCACCCGGTAGTACCGGGTGGCGGTAAGGCATGAGAAGAAGACAAAAAGAGATAGGCGTTGTAGGGAGCCGTGATGTCATGACTCCCAAAAAACAGAAAATAGAAAGTGTTTGGATTTTTATTTTTTTTCAAAAACAAAAAAATAGAAAAATTCTCAGAGACTTTTTTTTTTCGTAGTCTCTCCAAAAAAAAACCTGTTTTTACATGACGAGATACCGTCCACCCAGTAGTACCGGGTGGGACGGTAAGGCGTGAGAAGAAGACAAGAAGAGATAGGAGTAGTTTGTTGGGAGTGGGGAGATGATGGCTTTCGCAAGACCATTTGAAAAGACAAAAATAAAATCTTGTTCGAGAGATAGAGCTTTACTTACTAATTCATGCTACCCTTACCTACTTATTATTATACACGAGCGGATCTAATTGAATTTACGACACGCTCACCGTTGACCACCGCCCAAATCACTGAGGACACGGCTTCAATTGGAATTGAAAAGTATATCTTGTACAGCGATGCTGCACTCACGACTCCTGTGGGACAGGTATTGTATAACGCGACCGTATACAATCTGAATACACCTACAAAGACGGTGACGTACAATCCCTACGTCGTAACCCTGTTTTTTAATGATGGTAAAAATGTCAGCGCCAGCGGTGCACATAACGATACTTCTATTTTCTTTCCCACGGGCATTACTCAAAAAGCCACGGTGACCAACAGCAACGGATTTGGATGTTGCTGTTCTTTGCAATACGTCAAGATTCTGGCTCTTGACCAAGAAAAAAGACAAGTCACTCTGATCCAGCATCTATAAATGGCTGACCTTTGGGACGCTTAATGCCAAAAAAAAAAACTCTCGAGTTGTTTTTGTTTTTGCAAAAGAGGGATTAATATTGCTTATGGAATAGAAAGAGAAATAGAAATAGAAAATGTCTTCTCTGTATTGTCAATTACAGCAACAAGGCGTTTTGGTGTGGACTGGTGTCCAGCGTGGTGGATACACCAATCTTACCGGCGATGTGGTCGTGGTAGGTCCAGAAACTTCTTGTGATCCATGCCCTTCCTTGTTTACTTCTGAATTTATCACTCCCGTGTTCATCACGCTCTGCTGGGACCCGATCGCCAACAATGGGACCATGACAGTGACTATTGTCGAATTTTATAACGAGGTGTGGAACCTGCGTTTTGGTGTAGGCCAGGTCTTGGTGAACAACGCGACATGGAATGAACAGAGCGGTAGCACTGGAATTCTACAATACAACCCGGTGTGTCGCACCGCGATCCTCGATCGGAATAGGAATGGATCTTCTTCCTATCAGATCGGTTCGCACCAACTCCAGCCGACGACATTGACGATCCGGAATCGTATCATTGGATGTTCATCCGTCGGACGCTGAATCCAAAAGTTCTTTCATGTACAATTCCCCGATACAATCCTTCAAGTGATGATCTAATTTATGCTCGGGAAGATATTGGGGAGGGATGATACAATTCCATTCAAAATTTTTGTTGATTTCCAGGAAACGGAATCCAGAAACAAGACATTGTTTCTGTAATTCTTCGTTGAACAAGAAATAATAATAGATACGCGTCTTGCAAGGGAAGACCTTGGTGCATGTCCCCTCGGTCGAGACTTTTTCCTTCTCACCAAGATGAGAATTGATATAATCAATATGACTCTCAATATTGATGATTTTTACGAGGTCATCATCATCGACGATATGGGGCATCGGGATCTCACAGACAAGGATGCGTCGTGAAGGATGAGCCTTGGCAACGGTGGTCAAGAACCGAATATAAGAATGGACAATGTTGTGGATATAAGAAGGATAATCGACGACCGCGTCCTGATTGTATTTGTAATGGAGTGTAAAATCCATATCCACCTTTCCAAAGAAAAAGAGGAGAGACGCTTCTTCTTCTTCTTCTTGAGGTAATTGTTGAATGGCGTCCAGGATCTTTTGATGCGTGTGAGAGGCGGAATGTTGATTGTTTAGACCCTTGGCAGAAGCAGCTGCAAAGGTAAATACCTTCCTGGCATGACCCTGAAAACATCTGGAATGGGAGTCTCCAAAGACATACAATGGCTTCATTTCTCTTCTATGGATGGTCGAGATATATATTTTTCTTTTTTTTTTTTTATTTAGCTGATGGCCTCGGTCTGGGATTCGTCTTCTAATTGTCTCCTGGACTTGACAAAAATCTTGATGTCCCCCATGATCCCTACCTTGGAGGTAAGCAACAAGGGCATATTCTTGACACAATGGATATTGAGATTCTGAGCGAGCCCAGCGACTTTGAGGATACGAGAGAGCTGTTCGGTATCATAATCTTCGGAGAAATCATTCTCCGAGACCTCGGAATTCATGCGCTGTGCTTCGGTATCTCCAAGAATTACCTGTCGGCTATAAACACTGCCCACATTACACAAGAATCCAATGGTATACTTTTTGGCCGCGATACAGATCGTATTGGACATGTTGAACATGTCTTTACACATCTTGCTAAATTCATTCGACGAAACAAGAATCGAGTGTTCGTATTTGTCTGGTAGCGCAATCTCCAGATTCTGGATATTCTGAATCTTGACATAACTGATGGTCAGTCGGGAGAAATCCTTGGGCACAATCTGGATTCCCAGATCAAGACTCTGTTTTTCCTCGATGAACAGAATAAGCTGATCTCGCTTCTTGATGGATTTGAGCATCTTATAGAAATAATTCATATTGAGACCGATGTTCAGCACTTGTCCTTCAATCGATTCGGCAAAATAATACAGATTGAAATTCTCCGCACCCAATTGAAGATCCACCAGCGTACGCCGATTGCTATCCATCATTCTCATCGAAATTCCCTTGGGCGTGATCTCAAAACACGCCGTCTTGATGATATTATGTAATAACTCGGTCAACGTCTTGAAGATATAAGCATCCGTGGTCTTGCATTTAAAAAGATACGAAGTGTTGCTATTGTCCATGAGAAAAAAAATTTTTTTTTTCTTCAAATTCGTGTGCTTAAATAGGAAAAATATTTTTTTTATATTTTTTTTTGTTTTTTTCGCAAAAAAAGATACAAGAACATCTTTCCCTCAAAAAAAAAGTAGTTATAATATAGTAGACGAGACGTTATTCAAGATCAAAAAGTTAGTATGTCCTCGATTCCCCAGCCGATTACCGCCAATTATATATTTCAGACGCTGGGTACTCTTTTTTCATCCGATAAGAAACAGGTTCAAACAATTCATCCCACAAGCCCATGTATTCTTTCTTCCCGAAATACAACGTACCTGGAGCTGGAACAAAACAGTTTCAAATACCAATTCATTTACAAATATGATATTGATGATTTTATCAAGGGTAAAACCAGTCCTGAAATAGCAGGCAACGTAATTATCTTGTCTCATGACCAGATCCGTCTAAATTATGAGATCCCTCTTGTCCCTTCGCTTACGATCAACGGGATTCTGCTTAATCCCGAATTAAGCAGTCACACTCCCCAGCAAGCCTGTACACCGCCGTTGTCCGGTATCACGGCGGGAGAGTACGTGTTTAAAATCCAGCAGGCGCTTCCTACTATACTTTCCGAGTGTCCCGTGGATGTGACTGGGATTGCTGACTTTCACCCCGTATATTACATTGGCGAATACACCTTTACGACGATATGTGGAGAATCGACAACAAAAACTTCGACCACTGGAGTGATGCGGTATAAAGAATGCTCTCCAGGATGTCCTATCAAGGTCCTGCTCTGGGGGACAGGACTCATTGAGGTTCCCTTGACCTAACAAGAACATAACATCGTCCTCGGTTGGTTGAAAAAAAAAAAATTTATGATGGCAGATAAAGACTCATCTGGACTTGTTTCTGGAGGAAGCCACACGCTTCATAAAAAGGGGCATTCTCGGGTGTGCAATCCAGTATAATCTTGTAACATTTGGTTTCTTGTGCGATATCGATGGCTTTTTGCAAGAGTTTTTTTCCGAGCCCGCGTCGCTGGCATTCGGGATGTACAATGACGTCTTCGACGTGAAGAACCTTGGAACCGTCATGAATGGTCTTGTTTTCGATAAGGAGAGTAATAGTGGCAATGATCCTACCGGTGTCCTCCAGAACCCATACCTGATGATGATCCGAGAGAGTGTGAACAAAACGTGAAAAATCTTCCCTGGATTGCGATTCTTTCTTTTGGGTTAGGATAGAGAGAAGAGCGTGATAATGTTTGTCATAATCAGAAATCTCAAGAATTCTCATCATAAGAATTTCAAATTTTTTTTTTTGTACAATGAGAATGAAAAAAAAAAAAATTTTTTTTTTCCATTGTATTTATTAAAATAAGCAAAGCAGCATCATAAATATGGAAAACTCGCAACATTATCCTTCTTCTTTAAAATTTCCAGCGACCGGCTCTTCACAACAAAAGACGGATGTTGCCCAGTACATGAACAACAACTATCTTTTTGACCAAAAGTTCAGGAACCAGGTGTCTGGTGTAACTGATTTCAAAGTAAATACGCCTATCGGTAGCAGCGCGTATGGTGCCCCTTCTTCTTTTGAGCACTACTCGACCCGGGCCGAGGAACCCGAGGAAGAGGAGGAGGAGGAGGAGGAAAACAAGGAAGAGGAGGAGGTGGAAGAAGGAGTCGTGGACCCTGTCTTTGCCAGCGCGACGCCTCTTGGCTCGGCACAATGGGAGAATTTCCCTGAAGTGCTCTCTGGTATGCAATTCGCTCCCATGAGCGGTGGTGCGTTTGGTGGTGGAGGTGGATTTGGCGGTAGATTTGGCGGTGGATTTGGTGGTGGATTTGGCGGTATGATGAATGCTCTTGGAGGTCCCATCGGAGGCGCCCCCGTCATGGGAAACCCTCGTGTCCCAGGTACTTTTAATCCTTTCCAAACTCAGTTCAACAAGAAAGATCTTCCCGAGTTTCTTCAGAGCATGATGGACGACACTCCCGAGTACCTTCGTTGAGCACTCTCGACCTTTCCCTCCCCCCCCGCTTGTTTTTTTATATTTAAAAAAAAACTGAAGGCGGAATATTCTTTTTCCACTCATTCCAAACATGACAATATAAGTACAGTCAGTCAGGAATCTTATTTTTTTTTTTCCAAACAAATTTTTACAGAAGAGACACATATGACCACAACGATGACCACAACCACAACCACGACGAACACTTTTACACTACCGGAGAGATCCAAGGAGTTTTCTGCCACTTTGTTCCATGATTTGCAGAATCTGGATCCTCGTATGGAGATTGTCGGTATTGAAGCCCCCACGGGTGTGGGAAAGACCACTCTTTTGGTGAACATGTTTCGCGAAAGATCGAGGACGCTGATGATCATGCCGACGCAATTTGCATGCCAACAGTGGTTGGCCCAGAAGAAGCCTACGGACAAGATGATGATTATGAATGCCTCCAAGGCCGTGGATTATTTCATTAGACATCAGGGTCTGCATTATCTTCGAACCATCATTCTGGATGAGGCTCATGTGGATTCTCGGGAATACTATGCCATTCGCAAGATCATGCGGATGGCCAAGAGAAGTCATCATCACAAATATTATTTTGTGAGCGCCACGTTGCCCATTGCCTACTTACAACAATCGTTTCCCGAGCTTCATGTGCTGTCCTATCAGGATTACCGTCCATACAAGATCAACATCCATTACGAGGCACCGAATCCCTGCACGGGCTTCCATGTGGATCGGCGAGGAATGATTGATGTGGCAATGAAGCGATTGACGACTCTCGACCCTTCCGTCCAACGCGTTCTGATCTTTGCCCCGACCCATGAGGAATGTGACGACATGGAACGCCGGATTGAATCGATCAGAAAAAAACAACCGGAAGTACTGTCACCAACCTCAGTCATGGGCACATGTCCTATTCTTGTGCTTCACGGGGGATTGGAACCCGAGGAGAAGGAAGAGATAAAGCAACGGCTACGTGTCTTACCATCATATATCGCGATTGCTACGAATATCGCGGAATCCAGCATTACGATTCCTGATCTGGATGTAGTGATCGATTCTGGTCTGGAATGTCGGGTACAGAATTCCAACTACACGGTGATCCAGCGTGCATCCAAGATGTCGTTGATCCAACGCGCGGGACGGACGGGGAGGACCAAGGATGGAACGGTGTATCGGCTCATGCCAGAAGAGATATTCAATGGATTGAACGAATTCAGTACAGAGGCTCATGATATGGATCCTATTGCACTTCGATGTCTTTTGCACGGATCGGATGCGGTCCGAATGTTTGGACCAAACATGTGTAGCAATCTCTTGTTCCTGAATTCTTTGAATATTGACACCCACACATCCAAAGACAAGCTCGTGTTTCTCGAGGCTTGTGGATTGCGAACCATCGCGGGCTCGCTTCTCTGGAATCTGACGCGTCTGTCCCACAAGATGTCTCGACAGGAAACGATGTGGATTGCGTTGCTTATTCTTGTGATTGAGCAGTATGACAAGAAGCCTGTGAATTGGGTCTATTATCCACATTCGCGCGACAAGTCGGGTCGAATGGCACGAATGGATCCGGCCATCCAACGTCTTCAACGATTTTCCGAGGATGTGCGTTACGAGGGAGATATGCTGGTGACGATTGCCCGATTTCTTCTTTCGATTCTATGTCATGGCAAGGCATGGAGAGATGCCGCAAGCAGTATCTCTCTGAATCAGAAAAATATCCGAGAATTCATCTCGGATTGGAAGAGAGTGTTTCGTCATCTCCGTCCGCTGTTTCCCGCGTATGCCAAATCGGACCTGGGACCGGTGGAAATCCTCTTATCGACACTGGGCATCGAAAAGAAAATACCACCGACCCCGCTACCCCAGAAAAAGCAAGATCTGCAACCGCAACAAAAGATTGCTGTAAAGGTAGATGCGGTCGATCTGGACAGATCGATGATTCATTGGGGTCGTCAGTTTCTCGTTGGACAGCCGATCCTTTACGGTCCCAAGCTGATGCATAGGTTCTACACGGCTCCCATGGAGTATGAGTGGCCAGAGAACAAGGTCACTGAATGGGGGGATGAGTATGAGAATGGGGGTGTTGACGAGGATTACTTTTTTTCCGAGTCGCGTTATTTCGATTGCGTGTATCACAACCAAACGTGGTCTCTACATTACGGTGTGGATCGATCTCCGGGTTTTGATTCCAGGATAAGACATCGTCCTCCCAAGGCCATTCATCCCATCCGTCTGCGTGGGACATCGTACGGTTCGCTCCTGCTGTGGACAAATGTCCCTGAAGATCGGGACGCATTTCATCACCATATTATTTATGGAATCGTGAGATGGCAGAAGCATCAGACGGTCAAGGCCTCTGTCCGCGTCGAGAAGAAGGCGGTGCTGGAAGAGATTCGTGATTTTGTTGCGCTGATGCCACCCTCGGACAACGAGGAGATTGATCCGGAATGTCGATTCTCGGGTGGATGGTTGTGGAAACAGGCCGAGGAAGATTTCAGGACACGTGTAAACAGTTTTCAGCATTAGGACATGATGTAATAACAGTAGGGCTTTGTAAACCCGTTGAACTCGGTGGCACTGGCCGTAGAATAGGCGCCTATATTACGAATCAGAATCGATTCTCCGATGGCGAGGGAGGGTAGTTGACATTCTTTAGAGATAATATCCAAGGAATCACAGGTAGGACCAAAGACGATGCTCTGAAAGGTTTTTTCATTTCGTTCATTAAAAGGAAGGAGTTCTAATTGTGCGTAATCAAAAAGAATCCCGGAAAAGCTTCCATAGATACCATCACTGATGTAATAAATATTGGTGAGTTCACCGGTTTGTTTGTCGGTGATTTCTTTCTTGTTGATGATCGAGACGACGAGCGTGTGCGAGCTGGAGACAAAGTATCGTCCGGGTTCGGCGATAAGACGGATATTTGGATCGGGGAAAAACTCGTCGATGGCGGTGTTGATCACATCACAGATGGTTTCGAATTGAATGTCTCCGACGTCTATCCCGGGAAAACCACCCCCGATGTCCACGGTGTTCATGGGTTTTTGTACATCGTCTGCGGAGATTTGAAACACCTTGGAACAAATCTCGAGTGCAGAATGATAGACCTGTGCATCACGACATCCGCTTCCGACGTGGAAAGAAACCCCACAGACATCGATGTCCAGTTGTCGAGCCAACGTGAGGATGGGAAGGACCTCTTCCAACTCGACGCCGAATTTGCTGTTAAATTTGCACATGGATTTGGAATCATCGACTTTGAGACGTAAAAGCAGTCTCGCGTTGGGATGATAGAGTTTGATCTTGTAAAGCTCGTGGGAGCTATCAAAAGTGAGAAGATCAATGTCGTTGGCTCGGGCGTACTTGATCTGAGTAATCATCTTGCAGGGGTTGGCAAAGATGATCCGATCGGGATCGACTCCGATGCTGATGACTCGAGAGATTTCATTCTTACTGGCACAATCAAAAGAACATCCAAGCTTGTGAAGAAGATCGAGGACGATGGTAGAGGGATTGCATTTAATGGCATAAAAAGGCGTGATGCGCGGTAGCATTTTCTTCCATTTGTTGTATTGTCGAATAATATCCCCTACATCGACAATCATGAAAGAATCGTCTCCCTGGTTTTTTTCCAGATACTTGTTGACGATATCATAGAGATCGAGTTTCGAATCCATCATCTCGACATCGTTGTCGTTCATAAAGGAAGAAATCTCGATAATGAATTCTTCGGGGACGTTATCCATGATGATTTGCATCAAGACAGTCCTATTGTTTAGATGCCCATATAAGGCTCATTGTTTTTTTTTCTTTTCTGGAAAAAAAAGGAAATGGATCTGAAAAATTATTTGTTGCACTTTCTGAATCTAAACCAAAAGCAAACCGATTGTATCTTGGACGTATTGAGGCGTTCACGTCCTATGAAACCAAGTGAAAAGAAGAAATTGGTCTTGTCGGTAATCAAGGGGGAACATCGTATCAAGGACTTGGACATGAACTTGAAAGAGATGTTTTCCCGGGTGGAAAAATATCCCGAGGTTCTCCTCGACATGATGAATGGGGGTATTTTTCAGCCTCCATTGACAATTGCAGAAATTATTCCATGGATAGAAGAAGAACCTCGTCAACACGTTCGTGAGTATACTTGGTTTATGTTTTTCGCTCGACAATGGCAATCTCTACAAATCCATCGGATGACTATGCCCATGCTCTTGTCTTTGTTTTCTCCTTTCCTGAATTTTACTCTCCAATTTCGGGAAGATATAATGCTTTGTTTTATTAGTGAGATGTCGAATTTTGTGCACCTGGAATTTCCGGACATGCTCTTTTTTCTATCGGCATTGCTTCCTCGAGACTCGAGGAAGCGCTACACAGCGATATGGATCCTTTTTATTGAATGGATTCGTCGAGGTAGAGTACCCTTCTCCGATTTGCTTCGTGTGGCATCGGAAGCCGATCTGGATCACGATGATCGATCCCAGCTTTTATATCAGATGATCAATGAATATCTGGATACGATTTCCAACACACGGGCGATGAATCCGGGCGCCGTCGACAATCCCGTACCGGATTATGCAGCAATCGAGCCTTATCTGACACCTCAGTATTTGTTGCCCGACCCACTTGCACAATTAACAAGTAAATTAACACGAAGAGTCTTGTTTCCAATGGAAGAAGGATGATAACAAGACATCTCCCCACAACGAAGAATGGCCCTTTAACCTATTTAAAGCGCGCCAGCTCCTTACAACGCCTATCTCGTTTTGCTTTTTTTCCTGCCTTACCACCACCCTTAGGACCGTAACACAGGCGATATTTCATGGAAATTGAAAAATATTGTTTTTTTTTGAACAACGAACTTGAAAAAAAAAACCTTTTCAGAATTTTTTTATTTTTTTTCAAAAATCTCCATGACTTTCTTTTTTTTATTTTTCAAAATCATCAAAACAAGCCAGCTCCCTGCAACGCCCATCTTGTTAGGACGCGGGTAAAGCGTTTATTCCACGGTGACCACCTTGGCGAGATTGCGTGGAAAATCGGGATTGATCCCTGAATCGATGGAGAGAACATAGGCGATGATCTGAAGGGCTACCGTAGCAAAGAGATAGGCAAAGGGATGCTTGGGAATCGAGAGATGAAGAAAGCCACGGTCGGCGTCAACGGTGGAGGCAATATCGTCATTGGTGAGAAGAAGGATGGTCGACCCGCGAGCCCGTACTTCTTGAATGCTGTTCATGACTTTCTTGACGTTTTCGGGGTCGTGATCACTGAGGACAAAGACCACAAGGTTATCGGTATCGAGGAGAGCAAAAGGACCGTGCTTGAGTGCGGAAGAGGAGTAGGCTTCGGCCCAGCGATAGGCGATTTCTTTGATTTTGAGCGCACCTTCTTTGGCGATGTAAAAATCAACGTGTCTTCCGAGAAGAAACATCTTCTCAAAGGAACGGATCGCAGGAAGGAGTTGTTCTCGACATGTTTTCATGGTCTCTGGAATAAAGATTTTCATTCGATCATCAATCTCATGCATGGGAGTCCAAAGCTCTGCACCGATCCCGCTACAAGCGGAACAGGAGGGAGAGCTCTGAATGAACCAGAAGAGAACGAGAAGCCCGGTAAGGATCTGTGCTGTGAAGGCCTTGGTAGAAGCCACACCTCTTTCTTTGCCCACGTTGGTGTAAGCACCGGCATCGGTGAGTGAAGAAAGCACAGAGTCCACCACGTTGATAATACCAAGGGTCATGGGAACGTTATCACTCTGGTTCTGTATCTCAGCATGAAGCTTGAGTAGATCACGTGTCTCACCACTCTGAGACAAGAAAATGAGACATGTATAAGCGTCCATTGACCGGGGGAGATAGGAGATGTCAAAATCAGAGGCGTCGTGGCAATGGACGGCATCAAAGCATCCATATAAAATAAAGAAATATTGGAGGACGAGAGCGGCATGATAACTGGTACCACATCCCAGGAAATGCACGGTACGACAACGTGTGAGACGTTCTCGTACGCTATCGAGGCCTCCCAACTTGACCAATCCGTCTTTGTCCCGTATCCGGGAGCCATTTTTAGAGACACGCGTAAAGAGGAACGCCTGATCGTAGATTTCCTTCTCGGTGAAATATTGAAAGCCGCTACTCAAAAGATCTTCTTCTTCCGGCCCCTTTTTTATGACTTGAGATCTTGAAGAGGAGATGAATTCACGGATCAGCGTCTTGTTGCTAAAACGACAGACGACCAATTCGTCAGTCTGCAGACGGACATAGCGGGTGATGAAGGAGGGAAAGGCCTGTTTCTCACTGGTGATAATGAGCGTATTCTGCTCTTGATCGGTGCCGATGATAAGGGGACTGCCCTTGCGAATACAAAAAAGGGTCTCGGACAGATGAAGATTTTGGACGACAATTCCGTAGGTGCCTTCTATCCTTTCGACCGCACGAAGAATGGCCGATCGGATACGTTCCTCATGAGGCCCCATCGGAGATTCCGTGTATTCCTTGACGATGATATTGAGTAAAACCTCGGAATCGGTCTCGCTCTTCATCATGATCCCGTCTTTTTCCAGCTCGTCGCGGAGTTCCTTGAAATTCTCAATGATACCGTTGTGTACGAGCGTGAACTCTTCAAGAATCGAATCCAGATGAGGATGGGCGTTGGCAACGGTAACTCCGCCGTGCGTGGCCCAGCGTGTATGACCCAGAAGATTGCGATGAGATCCCTTTGAAAAAAATTCACAGGCGGTCGTGCCGACCTTCTTGTCAATGATAAATTGATGATGGACTTCATCGAGGATACTGATCCCGATGGAGTCGTAACCACGATTTTGCAACTCGCGGAGGCAGGACAACAGGACATTAAAATTTTGTACCTCGGCGTGTTTAAATAAGATACCAACGATACCACACATGATTGCTCTATATTACGTGAGTGAAAAATATTTCTTTTTTTTTTCCTCATTAAAACATGATCATTACCGCCATCAAGAGGTTTTGGTCGTCCAACGGCTGGTCGATCATCCTTTTCGGGAGCCTCCTCGTCCTGTTCATCCTCTGGTTTATGCAGCGAAAATCATCATCAGGCTCTTCTACTACTTCTCTGGAGCAGATCTTCCGGACTATTTTCCATCCCGAGGCGGTATCGGAGACCGTCTTGGCGTCGGATACGTCTCGTTTGACGTCGTCGTCCAAGCCATCATCCTCAATGCCATCCCCAACAAGTGCGAGTCTCTCACCCACGAGTCGTGGAGAAAAGCGATGCAAAGAGTTTTTAGAGTTTCTTTTCAAGAAACCTTTTGAAAAGGCGAGGCCTCCTTTTCTGATCAATCCGGTAACCAATCAGCCACTGGAGTTGGATTGCTATAGCGACGAGCTGAAACTTGCCGTGGAATACAATGGAAAGCAACATTACGAGTATAATAAGATGATGCACCAGAATTCACGACATTCTTTTCAGAATCAGCAGTATCGGGATCACATGAAGAAGGAAATGTGTGATCGAAACGGTGTGCGTCTGATCATTGTGCCTTATAGCGTGGCTCAGGACAAAATCCCGGAATATCTATATATGGAGCTCAAAAAACTCGGTTATATACATTCGGCTTTAGTGGGTTCTGATTAATAAGAGCAAGTGCAGGCATAGGCACATGAGCATCCAGGGTTGTAAGAAGGAGTCACGAGAGCGGGGACAATGGTTCCATTAGGAAGCCATGTGGTACCGGTCGGGGCAAGCGCTGGGTTGAAGTAGGGAAAGCATGGAATGGCATATCTACCAGCAGGGGGATTAGGAAGTACTTGGCATTCATAGCAAGAATTGTAATGATTATTACAATTGCACATTGTTGATTCTATTCTATTTATTGTCAACTTTTAATTTTTTTGCAAGGAATTTCAAAGGCCAAAAGAGAGAAGAAGAAAAAATATTTTTTCTTCTTTTTTGTTAGAGAGTAAGGGAAAGCATATATGACACTGCCACTTTCCGATTTTCTAAACACGGTTCGTGAATGGTTGTGTCTGTATTCGGAGGCTTCTTCCTCATCATCGCTGGTGGAACAAGCCGTAAATTACACACGAACACTCTCGGAGTCCTCCGCCTTTGATTTTATTCAACGGCTCGAGTCTGTCGATGATCACATTCTTCCCTCGCTGACGCTTTCCAAGGCTTTTTGGCGATCTGAGGCTGTCTTGGCATGTTCCCACACTCTTGCGATACGATCCGAAGTTTCGGACAGAGTATTCCTTGATTGTTTGGATCGTATACTGACCATGGAAAAGCGTCTTCCTTTGAATACGCCTGTGGATCCTGTGGATTCAGAAGACGATCTTCTTTTACAAGAAAACATTGTGGAAAGGATCAACAAGAAAGTGTATCCATGGTCATGGATAATTGCGGAGAAATTATGGAAACATTTTCCTTCCCCTTTTCCTCTCGCTGTCCGATCACAGGTAGCACAATGGCTGAAAGATCATCCGTTGTTACCGGATTCCATCAAACAGTCAGAGATGGTCCCTCATGAATCCCAAGATTTTGATCACGACCCTGAGAATGTTCATCGGACGAGTCTCGTTCTTCAGCTACGTCGCAATCTCATTACCCTTCGGAATGAATATTATGCGGGACTCGGAAGCCCTCTTCATCGACAGGCCTTGATGTTGGAATGGCGGATCGAGGATGATGATATCTTGCGATGTGTATATACGGATACCACGTTATTCTATCTGGACCCGGAAAAGACCGCGTTCCCGTTGATGCTCAGTGACGCCTGGAAGTTTATCCTTGTGGCGGTACATGCCTCGTCCATCGATCCCGTTCATTTTGTGGACAGGCTTCAAGAGGAATGTTACGATAATTTTGCCGAGGTGTGTTTCATGGGGCGTTTGTCCAGGCTTGTCAACAGTCTTTCTGGTCTTCATCCGCATATCCAACTTCGGATCGATCTACAAGATGCCATGCGATATCGATGGCGTCGATTCCTTCAGGAATATACACAACGGCTTCCCGAGGAGACGTGTGAAATGATCTTCTTGGGAATGATCTCTTCCAATACCACGATTACAAAGGAAAGAAAAGCATGGATACAAGTCCTTCGTTATCTGATTCCTGAATTTCTCTGGATTCTTCGCACCGAGGAGCACGGATCCAACAACGAAGAAGAAGACACGGATATGCTGTGGAGGATTCTCCGACAAGAGGATCCTACTCTTGATCGATTGGATTTCGACCTTCTATAGATTCTCCTTCGAGTAGAAACAAATGATTATGTTCAAGAATAAAATGATACAAACGGGCCAACGAGAGGGTCTTGATCTCCATCGTGTTCCCGGGTAGATCGAGGGTGAGACGCAACTCTGGATGCATGACCCATTCCAGACGTGTCTTGATATTATCTTTCATGTGTCCATTTTTCAAAACGGAAGAAAAGGAAGGGATGGTGGTAGTAGAGGTCTTGATCTGTTGAAGAAGATTCCATTGATAGGGAATGAACCCAGAAGTAAGGCGTATATTGACCTTGTGCTCCAAACGGAAATCAAATGTTTTAAGATAGAAACGTATCCGGGATTTTTGTCCATGGTGATCTTTAGTGGCTAAATGTTTGAATGTGATGATGGTATATATATGACAACGGGTTTTGTGCAAGAAATCGAGCCATCCCATTAGCTCATTGCCATTCTGTAATTTTTTCTTGAGGACATAACGTGACGTCTCCATCTTTGATGTGACAAAAACGAAAAAATATTTTATATATTTTTTCGGTGTACGATTTGGAATGGTGTAAAAAGGTGTGTAAAAAAAATGATTTTTTTAAACTTTTGCTATTTAATAGAGATGAGTGATCCCAATAATCTCCTATCCTATTTATTACCTGTCCCTATCGTGGCCAAGCCCGTATGCCCTCCCGTTTACGTGGGTGGAGTTCCCGTCTTTATCGAGACAGCGGTACCCCCCTTCTTTGGCACACCCATCCAGATCATTTACGATTATGCTGGTTTTAATATCCTTACCAGAAATATCCCGGGACCCTATCAGGGTATTCTTTTCAACGACTATAGTAACTAATACACAAAAAGGTTTAAGAATCTTCGGACAGCTTTTTAACCCGATCTAACATTTTTTCATAATTAGAGGCATAATGATGGTCTACGACCGAGACCGGAGTCTGAAAGCATTTGGCTTGGTAGAGAGGAGTAAAACTTTTCTCGTCTCGTGCCTGTTGAAGGACACGATCCAATTGATGGAGAATGGTTTTTTGGTTTTTTTGAAACAGTGCCCATACCGCGGGATAAAAGATGGAATCGGTGTTGACAAGCGGGGCAAGGATCGCATGTTGCAGGGTCATGTAGCGTAGTTGAAACTTGTATTTGCGCACCATGAGCAACTCTTTGGAGGTGATGTTGTCGGTTTCGGATTCGGCAGAGGAGGAGGGATCAAAATACACCATGGAGGAATAGGCGGGTTCATTCTGTAAAGGTTGATTGGTAAAAATCATGACCGAGAGCGCCAGCACGACATGCATCATATTATTAACAGAGGGATTCCAAGGCTCTCCGGACCACGTGCCGAGCAATGAGAGACAGACCTTGCCACAGGTGTATAGGTTTGGATTGAAGCGCACGGTACCGCCAGCCGTAGTCATAAATTGAACAGAGGGTGGAACGTGAGGATACTCCAATGGAAAATACACATGAAATTCAAACATGCCTCCAAAATAGGGATCGTTGCTGGAGTAAAGGAGTAGGCGAAGTAGCTGGAAGGGACCCGTGGGGCACCATACGAGACGAAAGAGGGAAGATTCTTCTCTGGAAAGCTGATCAAGATCCATAATCTCGAGAAGGATCCTTGAATAGAGGGACTTGATATTGTTATTGCTGTTGCTTGTAACTGTAGCGACTTGGTTACGAAAATGATGTGTGGAAACAAACTTGTTCATCTCGGCGGTATCGTTGTCGTTATCGATAAGAATGATATTGGGACCGGTGGAGAGCGTGGGTAGAAATTCCTTGACACGGGTCTTGTGTTCTACGGCCGCGCGGAGCGCGGTGGCATCCGGGAATCGTCGTACCCATGTACCGAGATATTCCCGGAGTTCGGCAATATTTAGATAGGTATTTTTTTGGACATAGGAGGTCAAGACGCCAAGCACATCCATCATGTCCAGCACCTCTAAAAGTGGTGATGATGACGACGTCGATGTCGTCGTCGTTGCCGTGATCAGGCTACAGCTTGTAGAAAATAATTCACGCACTCCTTTCTTCTTCTTTTGGAGTCTACCGCCTGATTCACCAACGTTGTTGTCATACCCATATCCTGTTCCTTTACCCATGGTAATGGGATTTGTATGAGATTCCTCAAAAAAAGACGAATTCTGGAAACAATCAATTTCTTTTAAAAAGTCGAGACAGACTTTTTCGTCTTCGGTCCACAAGGACAAGTCCTTGTCCTTGTCGTTCTCCGTTGCCATTATCTCGGGTGTCTTGTTCAAAAGAAGATGAAATACATCATCCAGGATTGAAACCAGCGATTCACGAATGGACCATTCTTTATGACGAAATTTTTTGAAATCGATAGAAAGCTGTATCAATGTACAAAAATCGTAGCGCGGTCCAAGATACATCATTTTGGGCGCCTCCAGCGGATATTTGTTGTTGAAGAGGAGATGAAAATGAGCAACGATCTCGGCGATCTTGAATTCCAGGGTATCTGAACCGATGGATTGGATGGAGAGGGAAAGGGGCCATAAACTGGTGCGTACCGCTTCCAGGTCATTAATCACCGCTCGGTGTTGAAAATCGGAACCGATCTCTACGATTACTTGAGGGCCCTTTTCTACAGTAGAATCAGGTGTTTCGTCATCATTATAATATTTATTATTTTCATTCTCGTCGTCGTCGTCGTAGACGAATTCAAAACTCTGTGTAGATAAATTATTCTTCATCCGATGAGCTTTCTTTGTTATTCATGCGTGACAGAGAGACACGACAATGTCCATTTTTTTTTTTGATAGAAAAAAAATAGGTGACTTTAATGAAAAAATCGTAGCAATCCATAAACAATCATGCCAATAATCAGAATAGGGATCAGGAGAGACAGATATTGATTGACGATACAGAGCGTTCTCATGGACATACGCACATTCAGCTTGTCACAGACCTTGGTAAAGAGTGCCGGTTCCTTGTTCTGAAAGGCAATCATGGGAAACATGCCGTATCGTTGAAGCATAGGCATTGTGGCATAGATCTTGTCGACGTGCTGATTCACTTTCTGACCATTCTCGGTATAATTGAGGATTTTTTGCATACCGCGACGATTTAGAATATAGGCGTGGGCATTCAGAGGAGACCATAGTTTAACAACATTGGTGGTGACAAAAAAAGAGGCCACCAAAGGCCAATTACAATAGCCAAGAAAGAAAATATCCCACATGGGAGAGTTTTTCAGCCATTCACTTACGCCTTTCAAACGGGATACCGGAGCTTCCTCGAACCGAGCATCTTCTTCTAAAAAGAGAACGCATCCTTCTCCGGAATCATGAGCATCTCGGATCATCGCCATGTGATTTTTGGTAATGTCTTGAGCTACTTCGTCGACATAATTATGACATAAGATCCGCCATAACGATAAATTAATGGAACCCTCGTTCTTGTTGACGGTTTTTCCTTCCACCTCCCAGAATTGCACGGGCTTGCCGGGAAATCGTTTTTGAAGATGTTCCTCCATCACCGTTCCATCATTTTTGGCCAACTTGAGCACATATATTTTCTCGATGGCATCCAGCATCTCGCTATTCTTTTCTTTGCGTCGACACTCTTTCTCTTTTTAAATCAAAGCGAAAAACGGCAAAAGGTTTTTTTAAAATAAAATAAAATGACGCAGCGCCAACGACAGCAACAGCAACAGCAACAGCAACAGCAACAGCAACAATATCAGTACGTGTACAGCGAAGAGGATGACGATGACGATGACGAGGAAGAGGAAGAACAGGTTCCTCCCCCGCCACCTAAAAAGGCTCGACGACAGTCGCAACAGGCGCAACAACAGGCCAGGCAATTACAATCGACGAGGATCCAGCATCGGCTAATAGAATTACGAATGCAATTGGAAGAGTTGAGAAGGAAACGTCTGAACCGGGATGCGACATTTGGATTGACGCAAACGAATCGCATGCGGGATCTGCAACATCGATGGTTGCCACAGACAGAAAAAGAATTACAGGCGGCGCGTCGTAAACAGCAATTACAGTCGTGAATTGTAAAAAAATTAATTTTTTTTTGCCTATGAAAAAAAAAACCGATTCTTCTTTACCAAATATATTTATCATTTTTCAATAATTATTATTTCATGGGAATCAAGAACTTACACGGATTCTTGAGAAAATTATGTCCCAGCGTTTACAATACGATACCGATATCGAAATATGCTTTCAAAAAGATTGCAATTGATACCTCCATTTTTATGTGCAAATACAAGAGCGCAAGCGGTCAGTATTATCTGGATTCTTTCTTGAATCTGATCAGCATACTGCGTTATCACGAAGTCCATTTTGTGTTTGTGTATGACACCAAGGCTCCGCCCGAAAAGGACAATGAGAAAAAACAGCGTCTGGAGGCGCGAGAGAAGAACAAGCTACGCGTGGACAAGATCGAGACCATCTGGAATCTATTAAAGGAGGAAAAGCAACTAAGTGAGGAATCGGTATTTGGTACTGAAGAGGATCGCGAGAATGTGGAGGATGAAGCGTTGAACAATTTTCTCGCCAAGATGTTGGATGCAGACGAGGGAGAGTGTATCACTGTTCGAAAGATTGATATGGAGATCCAGAAGCTAAAAAACACGGTCATGTCCATTCGTACAGAGGATTTCCTTCTGACCAAGGAATTTTTCAAGGCGTGTAATATTCCCGTGATTGATGCCGAGGGCGAGGCGGAAGCGACGGCTTCCGCTCTCGTCAAACAGGGTATTGTTGCTGCCGTGTTGACCGAGGATACGGATGTTTTGGCGTACAGTGTGCCATTCATGTTACACAAGATGGATATGTCGGAAGGAACATTTATTGAGGTGGATTATGAAGAGATCCTCAACCAATTGAAGCTCACATCCGCTCAATTCCTTGATTTATGCATTCTTTGTGGTACGGATTATAATACCAACATGTTCAAAGTGGGTCCCGATCGTGCGTACAAGCTTTTAATGCAGTATGGGAGCATCGAGGGGATCGCTCGTCATCAACCCAATCTACCCGTGTCTGTCCTGAATCATGAAAAATCGAGGAGCCTTTTTCTTCACTCGATTGATCTTTCGGGTGTCCAGATTCCCTATTGCGGATTTCCGAATAAGAATGAGCTGGAGAATTTGTATTTTGTCAACAATTGCAAATTCAGCCTTGATCGATTATACAACTCTTTCTTACATAGTGTGTTTCATGATTTTGAGCTGAAACCGTCGTCTTCGGGAGAGGAGGAAGAAAGACCTTCACGAAAGATTATGCTTCTAACACAGGGAAACGGTAATGTCATCTATTCATCGTCTCCACCCCCCACGGTGGATCATTTGAAAACATCGTAAGGTTTTTCCGATTTCTTCAAATTGGTCCATAGTCTTTCTTAATGTCGTTGTCGTCGCGTGGTAGAAAACGAGTCCGTTGTGCCTCTCTCTCTCTCGCGAAAAAATGGTGATTTTTAAACATTTTCCTACTATAGAGAATAAGAATTCATTCATTTTCATCATGTTTCCGTATGAAAATTGCAAGGATAGTCTTTGTAAACTGTGGGATAATGTGAGAGCCCTGGAAAAAGCCTTTTTCCAATTTTACTACAACAATTATCCTCTGGTCGCCAGTCCAGAGCCTTTGGTTACTATACAATTTTCCACAACGATTCAAGGATCCAATTATCTGCGTCTTATTTTTGATGGCGTGGTCGATGCGTCCAATTACGATTTTACTTTTACATATACTTTTCCCAACACGAAAAATTATAATTCGATAGAGGGATCCATTTATTTTCTCACCACTTCCTTTCCCGCCAAACAGCATATGACAGTCATCAACAGTTCTGATGGTATTGAGATTTTTCTCCGGCTTCCCAACACGCTTGCTTCCCTGACAGCACTGCAATTTGAGGTCACGGTCGTCGAGGCCACTGTGGTTGTTTCCCCTCCCCCAACACTCGCAATCGCCAAGACAACATCAGCCAGCTATCCTGCCGGTTTTGAGATTGCTGGATATTTTCTTTGGCAAGGCAATTTCACCAATTCCTCCGCAGCGCCTATTACCCAATATTATTGTGAGTCGATTACCAGTCCTCAGACATCCTACACGGCACCTTCTTATGCAACCACTGGCACTGGATCATTCGCGTACACGGATCAAATTCCTTCGGGAGTCAATTCCGTGTTTCTCTTTACAGGCTATTCTAATGCCGCAAGCGCTCTCTCCAATCTAACGAATTACACCACGGGCTCGAATATGCTGTCGACGGCTCAGACATATCTGCAGTCTTTGGGAACGCCTTATCTGCTGGGTCTTTGTCTGGGTGGTGGCGAGGCTTCCACCGGAGGATGGTCGACAGGATCTTCAGGCGCCATCTATTCCATTTATCAGGCGGGAACTCAGAGCGGTGTAGCCTTTTCTTATCGTGAATCAGCTACTGGAGACACGTTAACGGGAACCGGTACTGGTATTCTCAATAATACGTACAACAGTTTGTTGTTTGATATCGAGACGTGGACAGGAAGTTCAGGGTCCACGGGCATCGATTTCATCAATCTTTTCCAATATCTCAAAAACAATACCAATTCCACGTTCTACACGTACAAATGCATCATCATTGTGAGCATTGCTCATTCTTGTTCTAACTACAACGGAACGGGACAAAGTGTCATCTCCACGCTCTTGTCCGATTCAACGGGTTCCTATGATTATATTGACACGCAGATGTACACGGAAAATATCGGAACTACCAATGAATACTGTGCGAATTATAACATCTTGTGGACAGGCTCCAATGGTTTTGTTTCTTATCTGAATCAAAATGCCAATTACATTACTTATGGTAATTATTTTATCTTACCGGCCATTAATCTACCAAATCTGTATACAGGACCCGGTACCAATACGACGGGAAATCCTAACCTTTATTTCTATCAATCATCGGGAAATACGACCGATCCCATCACAGAAACACCTACGGGTTACATTACGATCCCTTACACAACGGACACGGGGGTGACAAGCTTTTTCCAAGCAATCACCAACTCTTCCACTCCGCTTGGCGGATACATCCAATGGGTCAACGGCACGATCTAACGAACGACAAATTTTTTTTTTTTCGATGATGCGATCGTGCGGAAAATTAATTCTCTTGCCAAAAAAAAAAACCAATGGGTGGTAAAACAAAAGGAATTTATTATAGTCAAGCAACACATCCTCTTCAAAGCTTTGTAGCCCCATCCAAGGACGAGGACGAGGAAGAAAAGAAGGAACATTATTCTTCCTCTTCCTCGCCCTATAATCCTTCTACCCATCCTCTTAATTCGGTAGTCATCAGCCGAGCAACGGGTAGTGGGGATGGGACTGAAACAAAAGAGTCGGAAAACATTCGGTTGCTCGCCGAACAGCTGGACAAGGTCATTCCTTATGCTTCGTATTATACGGATCAGGATTATTCTCAGCTCCCGGTGGATTTTGAGCCACAGACCAACGAGTGGAAGGAATACATGGTTCCTTCCGAAAACCAGGGAACCTGTGGAAGTTGTTGGGCCTTTTCTTCTGCAGGATGCTATGCCGATCGATTTAATATTCTTAGTCGTCGTCGTTTCTTTGAAAAATCTCTGACGCCACTGACGCTCGTTCTGTGTAACGATCTGACGAATCTGATTATTGAAAAGAATAAGAACATGTACTCGGACATTACGAATCCTTTCCGTATTAATCGTGAATCGATTCAGAAAGAGGCGTGTTACGGCAATTCCATTGTCACGGCCTTGTATTATCTGAAATTCTATGGGGTCCCCATCCAATCCTGTATGCCATACAATATCGATCGTTTTTATGCCGATAAGCTCCAGTACATCAACTTTGCCTTTCCGGCCAACCAAGGGCGATTCAAGCAATCGGATCTGAATAGCGCGGCGTATACCGAATTGAGCAATTTCCAGGCAGATCGTCCGTGTCCCTCTTGTTTCTTGTATTATGCGTACTCTTTCCAGCCATTCAATTTCTGTTACAATAATGTGGTCTACAATGAGACTTTGTATTATGGTAGCCCCGCACAGAATTTCACGGCGTTTCTTATCTACAAGGTCCATGATGGGGTAAAGAACATTCGTAATATCATGGCCGAGATTTTTCACTGGGGACCGGTGACCACGTCGTTTTTCGTGTATGAGGATTTTTACAATTTTAATCCCAAAACCGATGGTGTGTACGTCCATGATCCTACCTTCTCTGTCAAGACGGGTGGCCATGCCGTCGAGATTGTGGGATGGGGGGAATACAAGAATCCCAAGAAACCCAAATCAAAGGCGATTCCCTTTTGGTGGATCAAGAATTCCTGGGGACCGCAGTATGGCTACAATGGCTACTTTCGATTTCTCCGGGGTAAGAATCAGTGTGAAGTGGAGAACAATGTGATATGTATGATGCCCAACCTCTTTATCGATTACAAGAACCGTCCGTCACTTCAAGAACTGAGTCAAAAACTCCGCAATCTGAATATCATCCGATCCAATCAGTCGATGGAAACGCTTTTTAATCTGACGTCTAAAATTTTCTTCTCTTACGCACGATATGGCAAGGCCATCAATATCGAAACCATTCGTAAGAACGAAAAGATGTTTGGTTATTTCTTTTTCGAGGCGTTGTATCACGTCGGTATCACACAAATCAATACGACCACCATCTCTGGATTTAATACGATCAATATGGTCGTGATGCCGGGTCTCGATTATTCAAACCCCTCGATCGACTTTCCCGTAGACCCAGCATTCCGTGCAGGTCTCTATACCACACCGATCTCTATCACCACTCCCCTTTCCAACAACAACGATCGTATAGGACCGCTTTGGCCCACCCTCCTCCTCTTTATTTTTGGTCTCTTGGCCCTTTGTATTCTTATCCTCTATTTAAAAAAATAGAAAAACAAGATAAAAAGAGTTGTCGTTGGTCGGAGGGGGGTCGATGGGACGCGTGAAGACGCGTGAAATAGCGTGAAATAGCGTGAAATAGCGTGAAATAGTCCTATCGTACAGTGGTTAGTACACCAGACTTTGAATCTGGTAACCTCGGTTCGATTCCGAGTAGGACTAAAAATTTTTTTTATAGAAAAAAAAATTCAAATAATGGAAAGGATACTTGTTTAGAGGATAATACAGAGACCCCCACCGCTCTTGGAAGGTGAAGGCGAGGGTGTATAGGGACCCGCGGTCGTTGTTGGTGGCGTTGTCGTGGTGGCGCCCGTGGTGGCGGTAGGAGTGGGTGTGAATCCACCGGCTTTGGTGCCGGTAGCGGTAGGAGTGGGTGTAAAGCCACCGGCAATGGTGGGAGCAGAAGAAGAATTAGGGACAGCGACGGTGGGTGAGGGGACGCCCGGATAGGGCGTGGGGGTGGCCGGGATATTGGTGCCCGTGGCAACCGCGACGGTGGCCGCGGGGGTAGAAGAAGGTGTGCTCTTGTTGGCCGCGCAGGATTGGACCTGGGCATTCTGTACCTGGACATTAGAAATGTTGCCACCGGCGTTGAGATTGGTGGTGCTGTTGCTGATACAGCTGATAAAGGTCATATCGGGACATTGGTCGTGAGAAGGAAACAATGCGGCAGGGGAATTAAAGCACATGGGATAATAACACTGCTTCTGTGTCATTGAGGCGGCGAGATCCGGATTGCTTTTCGTGACCGTGTTTTTAAAGTTGGTGTACACGGATTCGGGCAGATAGCATCCACAGACATTTTGGATATCGGGGTCCAGAGGATTGATCACATCGGTGGGATTGGTTCCACTGGTCGCCACTTGGGCGCAGTTGGTTTTTAGAGCCCCCTGCACCGTTGGATTTATCAGTTTTGTTGACGGATCCACGCTCTGGGCATAAAAAGACGTGCAGGTGGGGGAGGTAAAATTTGCGGTCTGACCACAATAAGAGATCATTCCCTGTTGGCAGGTATTGATATCACAACACATCTTGATGGGCTGGGTGGCATTATTGTTGTTGAAAAAAGTCTGAAACGCACAGGTGGAGGAACAAAGATCAGAGGACATGGCCGTCGCGCCATTGTAATTGCAAAAATCTTTAATCAACTTTTGGGCCACGGGCTGATTCTGATTTTGACTCGTCGTCGAGATGGAATTCGTGTTGATGGTCGTCAGTAGATCCGTGATATTCTGCGCGGTGATGGTAGAAGAAGGCATGGGGATCATATAGGATACTTGAAAAACCGCTCCGGAAGGATACGTGCCGGTATTGTTCATTCCGTTGGGATCGGTGGTGAAGGGTGCATTGCCCATGAGATACGTGACGACGGTGGGTTGGGCGGTTGCCTTGAGACCATTGCCTTCAAACCAATAACTGGCTTGTTTGGGTTTATAACAGGTCCAGCTGTACTTTGCATTGATTCCCTGCCATCCCTTGTCTGCACAATTGTTACCTTTATTGCTGCATCTCCAATTCGGCAAATCTCCACCCCAATTGATACAATCTTTTTGAGATTTGTTCGTGTTCCAATTCACCCATCGTTGGTCATTGGCATAATTTTGTCCGGAAGGAATTCTATCCCAATTATTCCCACCTTTATTATATTGCACCCAATTCGAACAACTTTTGGACTGACATAGATAATCTCTTGAATAATTACACGAGAGCGTTTGAATACCACTCATCATTGTTTTATCACAAACAATCGACCCAATCTGTGCGTCGGTACTGGTGGGCGCGGTAGCGTCCAGCGTGTTCTTGTTGGCAAAAAGCACATCAAAATAAAAGGTGTACGAGATGGTATTGGGTGCCGGGGTGGACTGTCCCGGTGCGGTAGCACAATCCCAATAAACATCATATTGTTTTGAGGTTCCAGGGGCGGGATCGTCACTTGCGAAATCGCTACTCACAAACGTACACGAGGATTGATTGAGGCATTTCGAGGGCAGTCCGTAACCTTTCTTAACGGTTGTGGTGTTGACGGGACCCGGACATTTTGCATTTCCTGAACCCGCTGCATCCCATCGACCGTAATTAATATTACCACCTGAAATCGTTCCATTATTAGGGCATGAGATAGTCACCGTATCATTCTCACATTTATTGGCCGAGTTGGACATTTGTTCTTTTTCTTTTCTTCACCCCAATCAAAAAAAAAAATTTATTCAAAAAACAAAAACCCCTTTGTCCATCATCCCAAAAAAAATGAGCAGTACCGCGAATTCATGCAGTAACAACAAATGGAACACGGTCGCGGTGGACGCGCTCGCCGCGTCCATACCGAACGCCATCACAGCGGCATTAACGTCCGCCAACGTCCAGGCCTGTTATCTCTCGCCTGTGGGAGAATGTACACAGAGCGGATGTGATCTTCAGAAAAAAAGCAATGCCACGCTGGATTGTCGTTGTCTTACCTTTTTCGCCAACATGAACGCCGGTGTCTACAACGGTATGAATTGTCTTTTGAGCTCGACCAACGCGTCGACGACGGTGAATGTGGTCTCGGAACAAAACATTGTCATCAATATTATCTCTTCAGGGGACATTAGCAACGTCGCCATCAACAACAATCAAGCACAAAACGTCCAGGTGACCACACTGACACTCAGCGATACACAGAATCAGCAATCACTGGCCAATATCGCCACCGATAGCATCAAGGCGATTCTTTACGATGCGGGGATCAATCCCGGTCTGTACAGCGATAATGTCAGCACCCAACTCATCAAGGCATTTCAACAGTATCTGGCAGCCAATCCCGATGGGCTCAATAATATTGTTGATAATAAGACGGTGAGCACCCTCTCTCAATTAACGCAGGTCAATAATACCGGTAGCAACGATATCAATATCAATATTATCGATTCTACTTGGGCGCATCTAAAGCTTGATCTGAATCAGGCCACGGTCATTTCCTTGCTCGCCGAATCGATCGCGACAAATGTGTGCAAGGCCGTGACCAATGGCGTGTTGGCCGATACGGTGAATTCTGCACTGGCAAATATTGTGACGGTATGCGCCGGCGCTCCCATTCCTTCGGGAACACCCAAGACCTCGACCGTGGCACCTGCACCAGCTGGTGCTACAATGAACACTGCGTCACCGAGCCCCAACACGGCTGGCATGACCGCGAATACGGCACCAGCATCTACTATGGGTCCTACCAGTAATGGCGGTTCTCATTCTACTATCATGATTGTGATTATCATTATTGTTCTGATCATAATCGGAATCTTTCTTTATTTCGTGTGGGGACGAAAGAAAAAGCAGACGCAATTAGTACCGCAAAAACAAAAACAAAAACAACAGAAGCAAAAGCAGAAACCTTAATTCAATAAGAAAAAGTTTCTCAGCGCCTGTGGGGAGACGATGAATTGCTTGGAAACCCTGTCGATGACCGCTTCTGGAATATTGTAATGATGATAGAGATATCGTTTGTATTGTTCCACCATGGTCGGTGGTTGCTTCTGATACCATTCCAAGATTTCCGAATCCAGGAGTTGTTCAATTCTTAACAAAAAGGCCTGGTCATCCTTATATGTAGGAGTAATCATAAAGTAAAGAATCTCTCGAGCCTTCCATAGTTTCGGAGAATGAGCAATGATTTCGCAAAGAGATAATTTAAAGGACAGTAGTTTTTTGAGTTTATCCAATCGTATTTCGTCTTCATCTTCATATTTTAAACGGGGTTTTTTATGTATAAGGGTGGATCGATAAGTACGATAAAATTGTTCCATCTCTTGATAGAATAAAGGATCAGGGATCGAATCTGCGTTCAGAATTAATTGAAAGATTTTTTTCGCTTCCTCGTCATCTTCAGACAATTTATTTTGCATAAGTAATTTTAAAAAATAGTGGACACGACGGTAAAAATAACGAAACACGAGATGCTTAATATCTGTCAACATTGTTTGGACTTGAGAAGGATATTGTGAGGACAATGCTTTATCGATTTGAGTTCTGATTTCTATCTGTTGGGGTAACTGTCGTTGATCGTAATATCGCTTCCATTGCCGTAGTTTATTCTGTTTCTTCTGTTTCTGAAGATCGTGAATGATGTCGAACCCAAAAGAAAAAGGATTAGACGATGATGGGAACATTCTTTATTGTTTTTTACCATTTTGAAAAAAAAACATTTTTCCTCAAGTAAAAAAAAATTGTGGCCTGAAACATGAAACAACAGCAACGTTCCCCATCCTCTGTGAAACTCGTTCTTGTACTGGATTTTGATAATACCCTGGTTCTTGGTTGTGGAGGCATTCCTATTTCTCGAATCGAAGAGGTCTTACAAGATTTTATTAAAAAAGGTCAACAATATACAAGAGATCAAATCATATCTCTTGTGATCATCACACCTGAAAATTTAAAAGCACTGATTGACTCTTTTATCCGTGTCGTCATGGTCCATGGAGCCGTTTTATACTTGAATACACGCGGAATTCTGAAACAAATAGAAGATTTATTTAATAAGGAATTACGAATCAATGGTGTGCTCGTGAATGCGTATATACAACAACAAACCAATAACCAATTCATGTCTATTTTTCCTCCCTCCAACGGAGATGTTTCTACCAGCCTTTTTAAAGGTCTGTACGGATCCTACCCGAATGACGATTTTATGATTCCACCTATTTTATATCGAAACGTTAGAAAAGATGTGGTACGGAAACAAGGACAACAACAACAAGCGTATCTGGATCGATTAGAAGCCAGATTAGAAGATGAGACAGAATCCCATTTTGAAAAGAAAGCGACCAAAGAGGATAGAGCGAAAATAGACGCGGGATGGACAAAAGAAAAATCCCATAGCTACAAGGAAAAAGTAGTGTGGGCATGGCAAAAAATGTTGAATATTTTATCGATATTAACAACACACCTTGGTATCCCATTATATTTCTTTGATGATGACAAGACGAATATCGATATCGCCGAGACCTACTTGAAAACCTCTTTTGGTAATTTTCACGCCATTCATCTGCCATTGGAGCCTCATCCTCCATTACCGTTTCTTCAAAAGCTGACAGAGATCTTGGGATCTTCCTTCTTACCCCAAAAACAAAGAAAAAAACAAAGGTCACAGGGCGGAGGAGGCGGTGGTGGTGGTGGCGGTAGTGTAAGAAGAGGGGAAGAAGATCTTTCCGATCAAGATAGGGTTAAATGTCCCAAACTATCTGAATTATGGTTGACCTTTTATGACGAATTACAAAGTAATCAGGATATTCCTTTGAGCAAAGAAGATGCCCTCGTGTCCAGGAAAGAATTACCGCATTTTTCTGGGACAGAAATGATTTATCTTTGGCGTGACGAGAAAACAAGACAAAATTTTTTAACGATGCGTACGTACCATCATGATTTTGATCAAGAAGTGGAGCATATCAAAGAATTGTTCAAGCAAACGAGTAATCAACGATGGACATTTTTCCTGTACAATGAAAAGAGTCATCGGGTGGAAAAAATTGGTCTTGGAAAAGATCGAGAAGCCATCACCCGGTATTATACTAATCTTGAAATCATGAGAAACATATTATCTCGTCTTTCTTCCCAACAATTCCAACAAATGAGAGGAGATGTGAAAAAGATCCTGGCCTTGGAGATTCCCGCCCAAGTGAGACATAATTTTGAGACCTATAAGAAAGATTTGCATAAGATGATCGCATAAACATATAAACATGAATAAAAAAAAAACGAAATCTTGTTCTAAAGACTTGGACCGTTGATAACCAAAAAAAAATGAGATTTTTTTGGTTCTTGTGTCTTTTATGGACGACAACAAGCTCCGTGGTGGCCATGAGTAACGCTCCTGGAGTGGTCGAACGATTCGTCACGTACCCGCCGACGTCGGCATTGAACCTGCTTCGCAACAAGATTGATCGTGTCGACGATGCGCTTTATTATCTTCTGACGCTTCGTATTATGCTAACCAATGAAACGCGTATTTATAAGAGAAGGGTGGGATGCCCAGAACGGGAGAAGCAAATATTGGATCGTCTTCATGTCAGCGGTGGGAATCGATTGAGCCGGGATATGATTAATGAGGTATGGAATGTTATCTTCCGACACAGCCGGGATGCGCAATACAAGTACAGGTGGTTGGAATAAAGCCATTATAAAAAATGAAACCATTCCTCTTTCCGACCAATTTTTGACACACACACAAACATACAAAAAAAGAAATGGAAAATTTTCAAAAATCATTAGCCAACATGAAACGGGCCTGCCTCCCAGAGTTTCAAGGCCCCGAGTATTGGAACGTAGTCCTGGAAGAAGGAGAAACACCGCTGTCATCCGTTTCGAACGCGACCGAAATCAGCCTGCGCACCAAAGAGGGCTTTATTATCAAGATCCGTCTCATGGACAGAAAGCCGTATATGTGCAATATCAACGGATACCTCTCGTTGCCACGTGGCCTTCATCTCGAGTCGTGGTTAAAAGACAATCCATCGTATGATGACCTGAATTATTATTTAGACAACATGATAGTAGAACTCACCTACGGATCCGTCAAGGATCTCGAGTATGGGTGGGATCATGCGCATGCCTACGACGCCAACCTTGGCGTGCCCATGGCACAACAATTTCAAAAACAGGTTTCGGGGCCTGTGCAGGTGTTGGAGGAAGCCCGTTTCTTAATTCGCACTATTATGGAAAAGGATAATGAGATTCTTCAGGGGAAGAAAAAGGAACAGATGGGTATCCTTGAGGAAGACCTTATGAAGATGGCTGTACACCCTAAACGGGTTGAGAGTTGGGTGAAACAAGGCTTTGACCCTTTTGCGGAAGAATCGTGAGTAAAGTTTCCTGTTTTCAATCGTACGGATTATAGTCTCTTTGATGAAAACTTGTTGTTGCCTCTTTAATTCGATGAAAAAAAAATCCAAATCTTTTTTTCATCAACTAAAAAATTGATACTTTAAACACACGTGCGTAACGTCTTACATAAAAGAGATTTCAGTATCCCTAAAAAAATGAAAACGCCTTTATCTATGCGACTCATGGTGTCCATGTTGGAGCATGCCAAGCGTCCCTGTATCAATCAGATATCGTATGGACAGATCCAGAAACTTTCGGATAATTATGTGAATATCCTCACTACTCTCAGAGTACAACCCAATGATCGAATTGGAATCTTGTGTTCCAAGAAATCACCGCATCAGGTGGCGATGATGCTCGCGGGCTGGAGAAAAAGTGCCATTATTGTTCCTCTCCCCGATGATCCCCATCCCGGGATCCTTCCCCTGGTTCGTCCCCGGGTTGTGCTGACACCCGATTTTCAGATCACAGTACCCAAAGACGTTCATGACCTTGAGAAGATAAGTGCGCCTTCTTTCACGCAGACACAGACGGGAGACGAGCGACCGGCATTGATATTGTTCACCTCTGGATCGACAGCGGCGCCCAAGGGTGTGGTGCTGACCCATAAGAATATTATTAGCAATCTGGACATGATCAGCACCCTGTATGATCCATCCGATATCAATTGTTATGATGTTTCCTTCTCGATCCTCCCTTGGTACCATTGTTATGGACTTGTGTGTGAGCTCTTGTTCTTGATGACCCGTGGAGCACGCCTCTGTGTTCCGTATCATCCACGCAACCCAATGCCCGAGATGAAATGGATTCGCCCAACGGTGCTTTTTACGGTGCCTAAAATGCTGGAAAGACTCTACAAATCCGAATGGAATGCACTACTACCGGCGTCCCTTTTGCGTCATGCGGTCTGGGGTAATCGTCTGCGGATGATGAGTGTCGGAGGATCGCATTGTCCAAAACATATCGTCGAATTCTTTCAGGACCAGTATTCTACACCGATCTATGAGGGCTACGGAATGACGGAATCAAGTCCGATGATTGCTCTGAATGGCCCCCAACCAAAGGATTACCGAATCGGATCGGTGGGAAAACCATTAAAAGGAGTCGAGACGCGGATCGATCCTATCACCAAAGAGATCCAGGTTCGTTCTCCGTCGCTGATGAAAGGTTATTTGTCCTCGATTGATCCTCTAACACGACAAATCGAGACTCATCCATTGGACCTTGTGGAAGGATCATGGTTTCCGACGGGGGATAAGGGTTATCTGGATGAACAGGGCTTTCTGTATGTTATGGGAAGATTGAAAAGCGAGTATAAATTATCGAATGGCAAGTATGTAAATCCAGAGCATATCGAGTCTTGTCTCTTACAATCCTCGATGATAGAACAAGTTCTGGTAATGGCGGATCCAGAAACCAATGCCCGCAATATCTGTTTGGTGGTCCTGAAAGAAAATGCTAAACCAGAAGATACAGAACCCCTCTTGAAAGAAATCCAGCACCGATGTGTCAGGGGGTCCGTCTTGTCGTACGAGATTCCATCGAGGGTTTATGTTCTTCAGGAGCCATTTTCAGTGGAAAATGGTCTCTTGTCGCTCAAGATGGAACCACGACGCAAAGAAATCGAGTCACGATGGAGGAAGGGGGAGCTGGCGTATCGGACATTTTACTCGGAAGAATAAAAAAAAATGAGACCGAGGAGAGAGAGTGTTCTTGTTCGCGTCAAAGTCTAACCTGATAAATGAGTACTGGAACTGGGATTTTCATCTGCAAACGCGAAACGATACCTTTTCGGTTTGAAGCCATCAATCCTTTGCCAGTGTTTACAAAAAAACATTGTCGTTCGGCAACGATCAAGGATGGTGAATTGCACTTGTGTCTGGGGAATCTCTATATGATGTTTTCTCTGGAAAAGAAATTAATTCCATCGGCAAGCAACCATGCACACAAGATCTGGGATAGGATCATGACGAATGATATGAATGTTGGCTACGATCCAATAGGTTTTGATGAGAATAATTCATTTCAGTTCAAGATTTATCTGAGTAATGATGAATTCAAATATTGTCGTTTTTTGATGTCCATCACGGGAGAGTAATATAGACACGAACCCAGGGCTCGTCTCCCAGCATTTTCCAGGAATGGCCGTGACCGGTCACGTCCTCGGCAAGAAGGATATCCCCCGTTTTGAGAATAAATTTTTCACCGAGAGACGTCGTGAATTCCAGTGTTCCAGATAGTGTCAATACAAAGTTTCGTTGAGGAGCATTGTGTCTCTCATAAACACTACCGGGGGGCGTGGTATTGATATACAGCTGGGAGACGTCCAGTCGTTCCATACAGGGGATCTGGATGGTCTCGACATAGGAATGGTCGTCGGTGCCGGTGTAGAGGCGATAAGCAGTGATGGTTAGAGGCGGGGGAGATGATGGAAAACGTGTTAGAATGGATTGCTTAATAGAACGAAGAAAAGAGAAAACCATGGTACTAAAATACATGCAAGAAGATGAAAATAAATTATGTTTTTAATTTTGACAACATAATTTATTTAATTAAATATAGAGACATGAAGCCTTATCGATCGAGAGCGGAATGGAAGAAATTAAATAAAAAGAAAATGTTGCTCCATCAACGATTAGTTTCCGCCTTTCACACGAATATTTTGCCAAAAGTACCTGAAGAGGACCCAGAAGAGGTCCTGTACGAGGACGAAAAGGAGCACGAAGTGGAAGAGCCATCGGAAGAACAAGAAAAATCCCCAATTTTCTTTCAAGTAGTAGTACCAGAGGAAGTACAGCCTGTTTTGGAAACCCCTGTTGAGTCAAGGAAGAAAAGGAAACAAAAAATCCGTACAGACGAACAATCGTCGACGGCGTGTAATAGTACGTATCGATTTCTGTGTAACTTTCCTTCTTGGGAGCAACGGATGGGACCCCGAGGACCACCGGGACCACAAGGACCACCAGGAACCTCAACTGTTATCGCCTATGGAACCGTGGGCCTTACATCCACTACGGTGGTGTACAGAGACGTATATTTCAAATTTTACTATTCCTGCTTCTCTATCAGACTATATTTCCGTGGGTAGAAACGACACTATACCAGGTGGTGGCGCAAATTATCTGATCTTTAACACCGGCTTTAACTATCTGATTACCTATGGAATCTATGCCAATCTGAATAACTCCACCGGAGTAAGCGGTTACGTCACAAGCGCTTTACGGGATTTGGGTATCAGTCAAGTAGATCAGTTCATTTTTCTTCCTCTTGCCGTACATCAATATAATGTGTCTTACCCTCCCATTTCTTACATCCTTGCCAATCCCATCTTTCTTCAGGGAACTTGTCAATATTTTCCAACGGCACAAAATCTTAATTTTCTGGGTGTCAGTGTCTCTAATTATTTAACCGCGACGACCGGAACTACCACGTTGACAACCGTAGGTGAGTATTCTTATATGAATATTACTGTCCTCAATTCCATTTAGTCATTTCATTTAAAAAATAATAAGGAAAAGATAAATAAAAACGGGATAAAAGGAAAAATGGAAATAGAAGAAGAATACGCATCGGGGGTCAAGAATTATGCCGACTTTTTAAGGAACCTGGGTCCATCTTCCTATGTACGAAAAACCAAGCCGCATTATAAGAATGGGGTGCTGGTTTCGGCAGGTCGTGCGGAGAATGTCTTGTTACCTCCCAACAATTGTCTTTTTGATATCACCAAGGCCAAACCGTTACCGCTCAATGATCGATTGGTCGCCGCGAGCAATATATTTGCGCGCGCGGCCAAGGGAGAAGAAGTCTTGCCCAAGAAATTGGATTGGTCCAAGATGAATCGCAATATTACCCCCGTGGTGAACCAGTACCTGTGTGGTTGTTGTTGGGCGGTCTCGATTGCAACGGCGATTGCGGATAAATTTGTCGCTGCGAATTTGATCAGTTTTAATCCCAAGGTGAGCTGGTCGTACCTGATCACGTGCTGGGTGAATGAGATCAATCTCAAGTGTGGTGGATCGAATCCCTTTCTGGCGCTACAATGGGTGGAAAAAAATGGGGTGGGCACCGAGGCGTTGCCGGGTGCCTCCTTTCATTGGTGTACGGATAGCGATGCGTGTAATCCGCCCAAAACGGCGGTAAACACACCCAAGAGTAAGAAGGCCGAGACGATCAAGGTTCCGGAATGCAAGGCCGGGAAGAAAAAGGGAGTTCGTTTCTATGTGCACAACGTGCGTTCGGTGCCTCTGGAAGAAGCGATGGCCAAGGACGAGAGCAAGTTAAAGGCAAGTATCTTGAGCGTCAAGACGCATATCCAGAAATTTGGTCCGACGGTGGGTGGATTCTCGGTGTTTCCCAATTTCACGTCGGGAGATTTTACGTGTGGCGACAAGAATCCGGACAATATCTATCTGGAAAATGTGGATTATGATAGGGAGAAATTTTCACCGCTAAAAGATACGACGATCGGGACTCATGCGGTGGTACTGGTAGGATGGGGAGTGGGAAAAGTGGCTGAATCGTTGTTGAAGAAAAACGGGGATAAGGACAAAAAGGTCAGTGTGGATTACTGGATTGTGAGGAATTCATGGGGTCCCAAGTGGGGTGCGTTGGATGGTTATTTCCACATTGCCATGTACCCGATTAACAAGAAATCACAATTTGATGTGGGGGTGTACTTTACCACGGCGATAGAGGATCCTAAAACGGGTGTGTATTCGTACAAAAAGATCCTGTCCAGTGGGACGCTGTTGTTTGAACCGGCCTATTTTGGCGAGGGAAAACCGCCCGCTTCGACCATGACCTCACCGTCACCGTCTCCCGGCGGTGGTGGTGGTGGCGGAGGAGGAAGCATGGAAAACTACACGCTGATGGCCCCTCCGGCCGTGCAGAAACTGGAGAGAGAACAGCGTGAACGTGCAGCGGCGGCCAACCAACAGAGCGCCAATATCTTTCTTTTGTACGCGATTGTCATTACACTCCTTGTGTTTCTCATGATTGTGATGGTGACCTCGGCGATATTAAATGTGAAGAAAACGAACCACTAAAATTGGTTTTGATGATTGAGCGCATAGGCATTCGGTGTGTCCTTATTATTTTGGGAGGTGAGTTTTCCAATATGTCTGGAGATGATAAAGGGAAAAAAGGCGGTTTTGTATCCATTCTCAAACCATCGAGTGGCATAATCCCTCTCAAAAAACGTGTGGAGAGAATCAAAATTACCAAGAGAACGAACGGCATCGCACAAAATAAGGGAAGGACGGAAGCTGAAATGAGGCCAGTAATGATAATTCCGATACGTGATACGAGCACACTCCTCAGGATATTTTTTTGAAAATTCGTGTTCATGAGTCTGTGTGTGTGTGTGAGACGCGTGTGTGTCGTTTTCAGCGATTTTAATTAAAAAAAAAATGGATATTATTTTTTAAATTCATGTCTATGCGATTACAATATGAAATTTATTTATACATCGATTCTTCCATTGGCGTTTACGGCACAACAGACCATGTGGTCGCCTTCCAGCTGGAAAGCCTTCCCCAGTCAACAGATTCCCCTGTATCCCGATCCAGTGGGTTTGGAAACTGTCAAGACCGAGATCCGTAAGATGCCTCCTCTCGTATTTGCCGGCGAGATCCGTCGTCTCAAGAGCGAATTAGTAGAGGCGGGAAAAGGAAACGCCTTTGTGCTCCAGGCGGGTCCGTGTGCGGAAACATTTGCCCAACAAGACGTTCACGAGCTTAAGAGGCTCTTGACGCTCATGATCCAGGCCTCATTGATCATGAGCTTTGGTCTGGAGAAAAAGGTGATACGGATTGGACGTATCGCCGGACAGTACGCCAAACCCAGGAGCGAGGATTTTGAATCGGATGGTACAACACTTACCTATCGCGGCGATATTGTTCATGATTATGAGACAAGAAGCATCGATCCCGAAAGATTGCGACGGGCCTATTATGCGTCGGCGACGGTATTAAATGCGCTGCGCGGTTTTGCTGGCAGTGGGGAATTGGATCTTGAAGAGATCCGGTCTTGGATGCTTCCAGTGGAGCCGAGTGGGGAACCGTATCCCCAATTGAACGATTTTGTGGAGACGCTGGACAAGACAATGCGATTCGTGAAAAACTCGGGAGGGACACCGACGCGTCGAGAAGAACCTGAATTTTATACGTCGCACGAGGCGCTGTTGCTTCATTACGAAGAGCCGTTGACACGGTGCGAGCAAAAGACGGGATTAATTTACAATTGCGGGGCCCATACAGTGTGGCTCGGAGAGAGAACAAGAGACAGCCCCGCGCATCTTGAGTATCTTCGAGGGATCGAGAATCCCATTGGGATCAAGGTTGGCGCTACGACTAATCCTCAGGCACTCGTGGATCTTTGCCGGTTATTAAATCCATTGCAAGAAGAGGGAAAGATTATGATCATCTCGAGGATGGGCAGTGATCATATTATGCGGGCCCTCCCGCCGATTGTGGAAGCATTGAAACGGGAACGGATCCCTTTTGTGCTGATGTCGGATCCGTGCCACGCCAATACCCAAAAAGTCAACGGTGTCAAGACGAGGTTCATATCGTCGATCCTGCAAGAGATCCGATCGTTTTTCGAGGTGTGCGAGCGTATGGGCGTGCCCGCGGGAGGTATTCATCTGGAGATCTCAGGATCGGAGACGCTGACGGAGTGTGTGGGACAGAATGTCTCAGAGGAAGATCTCAAAGGGGAAAATTATAGCACGCTGGTGGATCCGCGTCTGAACAACCTTCAGACGTTGGACGTGGCATTTTTTGTGGCGTCCCTCTTGCACCACCACAAAAATATTGCTTCCACGGACGGCCGTCTTCGAAAAACATGAGGCACCATCCATTCAGGATCCCGTCTCGAAACCAGCATCTCTTGAGAAGATTGCCGTTAGGATAATACTGATGAAGGGGGCCCTGGATCTTCCCGCTCTTGTCGTAAGAGAAATTGGATAAAGGGTTCCCGTTGGAATAAAATTCCCGATAAGAAGAAATATAACGATCATCATCAATTTCGTATTCACGAGAAAGCTTGCCGTTGTCGTGAAATTCGCGAGCTGTGCCCGTCATACGATCCTTACGGTAGCGACAAAGCAACTTTAAACGATGATTCTTGTGGTATTCCTTGTAAACCCCGTGGCGAAGACCATCCTTATCACATTCGTATTCTATACAAAGCCTGGATCCGGAAGGATCATAGATACGTTTGGATTGTTTAATTGCGCGGAGGGTTATTTGAAAGATTTCCCGGAAAGTAGGATCCCATTGAAAAATAAAACACAGGACGTCTTCCGGAAGAGAAGGGAAGAGGAGTGATGTGCGTGGAGGAGGAAGAAGAGACCGGGCCATTTTTTTTTTATTAACGCGCTCCTTTGATTATTTTCAAAAAAGATATTTTAGAGTAATTATTTTTCATATAATATAATTATTCTTTTAGGTTTAGTATAATCAATAATAGCATGCCCATTTATAAATAATGTCAATATACGTAACTTTTTGGGGGATAAATATTTTCGTCGAAACGAATTAACAAACCAATCAGTATTTTCTTCCGGATCCCTTATTTTCTTAATCATCTTTTTTTTCTCATATTGTAATATTCGATCGACATCCTCTGTAGAATATATTTCTCGTAAACGGGAAATTATAGCGTCCAATTTAGAGATCCGGTCTTCGAATGTACAGAAATATCTTCTTAATTTGTATGGACTTCTACGTTTATAGCCTATCTGTCGATTAGCATATTCCCATTTATTGAGTCGATATTCAAACAAGGAAACATCTCTTCGGTCAACTATTTTTTGAGTAAAGGTTGCAATCTCCACAAAGGGAACGTTTTTATTCAACCAATTGACGAGCGCTTCTATTTCTTCCTTTGATTGCATTTCAGGGCGTGTTGTTTTTAATGTAAAAAAAAAAAATCGATACTACTCTTAAAAATTCAATCCTTATTGGATCCTCTTTAGCCTACTTAAAGCGCTCAAGCCCACTCCCTAACACGCGTATCTCAGCGTCTCTTCTTTAATTGCCTTAACGCCACCCGGCAAAAACCGGGTGATAAATGCGCCGTGTCCTTTATATTCGGAGCCTATTCAAAGCGCGATAGGAATAGTATTTTATCGCATACGGATTGTCATAAAAATTGAAGAATTATTTCTAATATTGTAATGCTGGAGTGTTTTTTCATCATCAAGTCTCCTTCCCGCAAAGTAGATATCTTGTGATACAGCAAAAACTCCTGTAATTTCTTGTAACATTAATTTGATATCCATGACAGTGTGTGATGGTTTGACATCAAGTGGAATGGTTTGAATGATTTGATTATTATATTTTATATATTTTATATTAATCCTTATCGGATCCTGGATAGCCCTTTGAGCTTCCCTTTGAGCTTCCCGTCGAGCCCTTTGAGCTTCCTGTCGAGCTTCTCTTTGAGCTTCCCGTCTTTGATCTTCCCTTACAGCTTCAAGTGGTCTACATTTAAAAAAATTTATGTGTATTATAGATCCATTTACAATATTGTAATCCTGGAGTTGCTTACTATCTCGCATATTTTTTCCGCTTCCATTTTCGATCAATTGGGCATTTTCAATAGATAATTGTGATAATTGTTCTATCAATAATTTGGTTTGCTTGACAGTGTCTGATGGTTTGACCTGAAGGGGATATTTTCTAACAGTCTTGCCTTCATGATCGTAAAATCTGATTTGAATCATTATCGTAGGCGATTGTTGACCAGCTACCTGAGCAACCATCCATTGACGCATTTTTTTTTTTTAGATAAAGAAAAAAAATTTTTTTGACATTTTGTAGTAATTTGGCAGTACATTATAGGATACATTCAAGCCAAGAGGCCTTTTGCTTGTAATGATTGTGGAAAATCATTCACGTTAAAGAGAAATCTTACGAAACACAAGTAGCAGATGAAATAGGATATATAACAGTTTTATTCGTAACATTTAAGGGATTAACAGTTGATAATTTAGGAGTTTTAAATATATTATCAAATTTTACAGATCCAATATTATTATCATCTCCATCAGTAATAATTATTGAAATATTTAAATATCTCATTAAATCATCTTTTGAGAAAACTAAATCTGTGGATGGATTCGATATGTAATAAGCAGTGAATGGTGAATTAAATAAATTCGATTCAAGTTTAAAAAAACGTACAGCAAATTCATCTGTATGTATATTTATACTATTATCATCTAATATTGGATTTGCTTCTGCATAAATATTGTTTACATCATAAGTAAAAATTATAGACATTATTAATCTATAATTTTGAAAAAATAATAATTTCATGAATCAAAAAAAAAATTATTCAAAATATTTTTTTTTCTATCAGTATAAAAAAGAAGGAAGCATGCAAGTTTTCGTACGCACGCTGACAGGTAAAACGATCACGCTTGACGTCGAACCCACCGACACCATTGAAAATGCAAGCAAAAGATTCAAGACAAGGAAGGCATCCCTCCCGATCAACAACGCCTGATTTTTGCCGGCAAACAACTCGAGGATGGACGCACCCTTGCGGATTATTCGATTTCTAAAGAATCAACGATCCACTTGGTATTGTAATTGGAGCTACGATCCTCTTGCTGTAGCATCAGCATCATCATTAACAGCAATAGAGGCTTTGTGAAGAGTGGAGTACTCTTTTTTTTTTCTATTCTAAAAAAATAGAAATACGGAGAAAAAGAACAAAAAATGCATCGTTTTACCCAATGGAGTCGTCGGATGCTTCCGAAGATCTCGGATACCGAGCGCGTCGCGCTCGAGAGCGGTACGGTCAGCTTGGATCGTTTCTTTTTCAAGGGGGAACGTTTATCGGCGGCCAGTCTTGTCAAGATGATACCATGCCCGAGACGAGACGAGGACAATCCGATAAACAAAATGGTGGAGCAATTCTGTCGTTCTTTGGATGACGAGAAGATCATGACCCAGAAGAAGATCCCAGAAACTATCTTTGAAAGTTTGAAACAAACCCGGCTTTTGGGGATGATCATTCCCAAGAAATACAACGGTCTTGAGCTAAATCATCATGATCAGTCTCAGATCGTTCAAAAAATATCGACGGCATCCAGTACCGTCGGAATTTTAGTCATGGTGCCCAACTCGTTGGGCCCCGCCGAATTATTGTTGAAATATGGGACGCCCGAGCAGAAAGAACAATATCTGCCCGGTCTTGCGTCTGCGGACCTGATTCCGTGTTTCGGACTTACGGGGCCTCTCTCCGGCTCCGACGCCGCGTCGATGAAAGATAAGGGTACGGTTTTCCGTGGAAAGGACGGCACTCTATCGATCCGTCTCCATTTAGAGAAACGATATATTACGCTGGCGCCCATTGCCAATTTGGTGGGGGTAGCATTTCATCTGGAGGATCCTCAGAATCTCTTGAGCACTGGAAAAACCGGGATTACCGTAGCATTGGTACCCGCTAAAGAGCTCGTCACGGGACCGCACCATCGACCCATGGATGTGCCTTTTCCGAACGGGACGATCCATGCGGAGGATGTAGAAATTCCCGTATCCTATATTATCGGGGGTGAGAAAAGGGCAGGGGAAGGATGGCGGATGCTGATGGAATGCCTGGCGGTGGGTAGGGCGGTGTCATTACCAGCGGGTGCGGTGGGTAATGCCAAACTCGCGAGTCTTTATACGGGGTCGTACGCGGTCTTCCGTACGCAGTTTCGAAAGATGATCGGCGATATGGAAGGGGTGCAAGAGAAGCTTGCGTTGATGGCGAGCGAGACGCTAAAGCTCACAGCCATGCAACACATGACGAATTCTTTGCTGGACCAGGGTCACAAGCCAAGCGTGATCAGCGCGATCATCAAATACGAATCTACCGAACGATCGCGAAAGATCTTGCTTGCTGGTATGGACGTTGTGGCAGGTGCGGCGATATGCAAGGGTCCGCGCAACCTTCTTGCCAATATGTATCAGAGCGTTCCGATTGGGATCACGGTAGAAGGGAGTAATACGCTGACGCGGAGTCTCATCATCTTTGGTCAGGGATTGATCCGTAGCCATCCTTATCTAAAAGACATGATTGATCATCTCATGGCGCATGAGGACAAGCAATTCTTGCGTCTTGTTGGGCTTCTTATCAGGGACAATGTCTATAACACCACAGCGTGTCTTTATTACCAGCTGATTCCTGCAAGCCGTAATGATAACGCGTTAATCAACAAGTATACGCATCAGTTTGCGGTCACGGCCAATTTGATGCTTCTTTTGGGGAAGCAATTCAAGTCCAATCAAATCTTGTCGGGGAGGATGTCGGATATCATGGGATCTTTGTATATTCTTCAGGCGTTGGAATGGTGGGAAATCATGTATCCAGAAGAGACGAACAAAGCACTGCTCCGTGTGGCAAGAAAAGAAGAAATCCTCAAGATAAATCAGGCATTTCGCTCTTTTGTGGACAACTTTCCTCTTGTGTTACCCCGATGGTTTTTGAAAATCATAACGTGCACAGGCGTGTACCGCATGCCTCGTGTAACCAATCAAGATATCGTCCAGGCCTCCAAGACACTCACAGAGGACGTCGCTACAAGAAACATGCTGTCCAAAGACATCTTTCATTCCGAACGATTATCTTTCTTTCTTAAATATCATGATGAGGTGCGATCCTATCATGAGAAAAGGTTGCTTATGCGTCCTGGAAAAGAGTTTCAAGAAGAAGAAGATAAAACTCTTGAAAAAATAGTTTTGGAAGGGGTTACTGTGGATAGTTTTGAAAATGAAAAAAAAAATTAGGCAGAAGCATGCGCAGGTTCGGTGAGTCCGATGCGGGCATAATAGGCAGGGATGGGCCTCTTGAATCCTTGCTCGTTAAGGATCTGTAGGTAGCGTCCTGCTGCTTGTTGCTTGGCCTCATCCAAGAGAGGCGCCTCGGTGGTGATGAGGAGCCTTTTACGATTCGTAAGCTTGTCGTATTGGAAAAGAGAGACAACCTGTCCCTTGTCGCTCTTGTAATTCTCCCAGAGCATGTTTCCCCAGATCATGCTGCATTGTCGTCCGGGTACCTGTTGACGGAAAAAATCAAACGTCTCCTTGAGACGCGTGATGGGATCGTAAAGATCTTCGTAACGCAACGAGATGGATTCCTCATCAAGAATAGATTGGAGGATACGATAGCAGATCCCGTATCCAGCCCCATTCCCAATGATTTTATCAATCAGAAGCTCCGTGGCTCCAAAAAAGGCCTCAAAGACGTCCTCGAGCAAACTCTTGCCCTTTTGTTCCTTAATTTCCTTTTCACAGGAAATAAAAGGTTCAAAGCCGAGTTTGTCCGCAATGCTGGCAAAATTCTTTTTGGAGACAAGATTGATACGCAGTCGAGCAATGACCTTGACACCCTCCGAGTTCTGAAGCTGAGGAAAACGATCCTTGATGTACCAGACGATGGATTTGTTGCACGTAACGTCTCCCAGAATTTCCAGGTACTCATAATTTCTATCGGGGTCAATAGAAATGTGCGTAAAAACATCCGTATAGGTCTTCATCGACTCCTCGTTGGTCAGGAGATCAATGTATCGTGTCTTGAGTCCACTGCGGAGCAACAGACTACGGATGAATTCGCAAAAAGGCGGACCGCGAATCCCGTAGGAATATTCTCGAGCCCTGTATTCGTTCATGTTGTTGTTGTTGTTGTTGGCCACCTGCACCTGTACGTGAAAAACGTCCTTCATAAGTTTAGAAATGGTTCCCTCGTTTTATTATTGGTTGATATAAAAAAAAAAAAGACAAGAAGAAATAATCAATTTTTTTTTTTAAAAGGAGGGGATCATGAATATGAAAAAAAAGATCTTCTATCCGGTCTTTATCAAGTGTCTTTCTTTTATCAGTGATCCTTTCTGGAGGTTCGTGTACGAGGATCTCGCCTACGGGAGATGTCCTTACGGTCTCTATCTGCAAAAGAATTATCTATGTTGTGGGATCAAGAACAAGGAATTTACCTACAAGATTGAGACGGATAAAGATCCCGAGGAGTTGTTTAATGATACGTATGGTCTGTTGAAAAATCGTGTCGGGATTTTATCCGAAAAAGAAAAGTTGATTCAGAGAGACAAGGTATTGAAAAATCGTCTGTCCGATAACAAGCGGGACGAGTGGCATAATGTAAAGAAAAAGATGATCCGGGACACGTTGTTGGAAAATTTTGTGTTGAATAAATCGAATGAATTTGCGCTGAGTATGAATGTGTGCAAAAAGGTGCTGGCCTTGGTGATTATCGGTCTGATGTTCAAGACGCTTAATTCCAAGGACGTTTGTTATTCGGATGGATTTATACAGGATATCAATGGTTTTGTCTTTCAACCCAAACGCGTTTTGATTACCAAGAATATTTATATGAATCGCGGGGCACGCTGTGGAGAAGAAGAGGGATCGATTGTCAAGAGTCTTCATTCGTATTGGCCGTTATATCTACAAGAGGTCCTGGCGGTGGGTAAATAATAAATCGTCAAATCGTCCAGGGGCGGGTATCATGATAAAGAAATGATTTTCTTCTTTATCAAAAATGACGACCGTGACAACAGGGACAAGTCTTTATCTTTATCGGACGCATCTCTGGGATGATATGAGGAGAAGCATGTATCAAAAGATGCAACACGATCTTGGTGTTGAAAATGTGTATCTGCTTTTTGACAATACCGGGAATCGATTTGAGGGGACTCTTGAATCGAATATGATTTTATTTACCATGGAGGATTGTTGGAAGATTAATCGATTGCATCGATGCAATAAACGACAAATCGAGGCACAATTATTACTCTTTGAGGAGCGATGCGGGGAAAGAAAGTATGATTATTTATGGTTGATCGAGTATGATGTGGCCTGTGATGGAAACTGGAAAGTGGCATTGAACAAGGTGTCGACGAGAGAGGAAGATTTTTTGGCCACGGTAGTATGTAGTTATGCCGAGAGGATGCTGTGGAATGGATGGTTTCAATTGTCGGGACCGCGATGGTTAAAGCCACCTTTGGCGCAACGCGTATGCAGTTTCTTTCCCGTCGTGCGATTCTCTCGCCAGCTCATAGAAACGTTGCGTGAGAATTGTGGACGCTACTCGGGGTTTTGCGAGGTCTTTGTACCCACGCTGGCTTTTGAAAAGGGATTAAAGTGTGGTAATCTACCCCAGGAAATGTTGGGTGATTATTTTACCTACGAGGAAACGCCTCGATCCAGAGAAAACGCGTTTGTGTTGGAAACCCCGCGACAAGATGATCGATTGTATCATCCCATTCTTTATCCAGAACAGGGTTTCATCAATCGGTCTTCATAATGTTGACGACCTCGGAGGCGCTTTTGCACACGATATTGTCGTGATTGAACTCGGCGCAGTATTCATAAATATCCACGTTGGTAAGAAAGATCTTGCGACAGCAATACTTGCGGATAGAAAACTTTTCGAAAAAAGGAACCAGGTCCTTTTCCTTGTCGTCCTTACGGTATTGATAAAAGGCGTCATCGAGATGACCAATCACCTTATTGCATGAAAAACATCGTACGGGAAGCATTTGCGTTGTGTTTTGTTTTTTTGATTTTAATTTAGAAGGTAGAAGAACCCAAGAGAAAAGGTAAATCCAATTTTTTTTTATTGGAGCATTCCAGAAAATGACGTCTTCTTTACCCGTCCAACTTGTTTATATCAACCTCGCCTCTCGAAAGGATCGTCAGGAGAGGATGGAAAAGATGCTAAAGGAGTGTTTTCAAAAGATTCCTTTTGAACGGATAGAGGCGGTGCGTCCCGACGGCGATCTCCTTCTGGATTATAATCGCAACGGAAGATTGACGAATCCGGATTATTTGCGCGTGCTGTCTAACGAGACATCGTTTCTCACGACGGGGAGTGTGGGATGTTTTGCGTCTCATATTGGTCTGTGGAAGAGAGCGGTGGAATCGAGTACGATATTCGTGATTTTAGAAGATGATGTGGTCTTGAGGGATGATATCGAGAAATGTCTATTGGAAGGTATTGCGTCATTGAATGATGATTTTCATATCGCGTACCTTGGACAACCGATGAACCGATGGACAGAGTACGCTTCCTCGTGGAATGATATTTTCTGGAAGATCACACAAGGGTATCATGGTACTTTTGGATACATGATTCATCCATCTCATGCTGCTTTTCTGTTGAAATGTCTGGAGACGATTCCCATGACAGAACATGTGGACAATGCGATGCTCCGTGTTCAAGCGAATGAGAATATTCCCGTGTTGCTCTTCCGTACGACATTATTGACGACGCCCACGGATCCCGGGAGAGATTCCGATGTCATGTGTTCCCGGCGAAGACGACGTCTTTTTCAAACACTTCCCTTGACGACCAAGATTCCTCGAATCGTTTATTTTCTGGCCCATGGGCGCGTCGAAGAACAGAAACAACATTGGCAAAATCTTCATCCCGACGACAAGTTCCATATTATCGAAAACGAAGGTATTCCCCCGTCCACCGGAGGATTTTATGTAGCCCCCGGTATCCTCTGTCGCCGGAATATCCATCCCTTTGTACAGACCGATGCCCTCGAATACTATTCCGTGCACATCGATCAACATGAATCCTCCTCTGCACTCTTTTATGGAATCAACCCCATGCCCCTTAAAAACAAAACACTTACCCTCCCTTCCTGGATCCTTGGAGACCATCCCTGTTCTCTCCTCTATGTTGATTTAAAGAAATGATGCCAAGAGAGGGGAGGGGAGGAGAGGAGAGATTGAGAAAAAAAAAAGAAAAAAAAAAATAAAAATGAAAAGCAATTAAAAGGAGCGGTCTGATTATTTATATCTGACAAAGAAGAAGAAGATTAGAATGATTATTAAAAAATGTGGAATCATAGTGCGTGATCAGTCACAAAAATATCTTCTCGTGTTTGGGAAAAAGTCGGGAAAATGGAGTTTCCCGAAAGGTCATCAGGAAGAGGGGGAGACCGAAGAGGATACGGCGCTACGAGAGCTGAAGGAAGAGACGGGGATTTGTTTCACAAGGAATGACCTGGAGGATAGGATACGGTTCAAGAACAATATTTATTTTAATGTCACATCATCGTCTTCAGGAGACATGATGCCTATTCATATCCAGGACACCAATGAGATTTTAAAAACGTCCTGGTTTTCTTTACCCGAAATGTTGGAATTATCCAAGGAAACTATCAATTATGGATTAAAGAGCTGGTTGAATCATATGCTGGCCAATGATCATTCCATACGTCATACCAAATTTGTGCATCCCATGGATTCTCTTAAATCAACATTTACGGGAAAACCGATAGGAAAATATTATCCGACATCTTGTTAAAAAAACATATGCGAGGTAGCAGCAACAGTGGTTCCAAGGAATGGAATTTATTATCGGAGGGTGCTCAGGGGATGGTGTTATCGCGTGGGAATCGGATCATGAAAATTCTTCCCGAGGCACAGGACAGGGAGGTTTTATTCTGGTCACGAGTGGTGTGGAAGGATGAGGAGGAGGATAAGAAGAAGATGTTTGTAGTGCCTGATAATATTGAGCTCAAGAAAAATTGGAAACCTCCTCTTTCGTCGTCGAATTATCCGGAGGGAAATTATTACATTATGGAAATGGATCGTAAACAAGAATCGTTGGAAAAGCATTTGAGGACCCATCTGTTGACGGTACCGTTGGAGAGGCGGGTGTTGTTACAGATGAAGGAAATCTTGGGATTTTTGAATGACCAGGGATTTGTGCACGCGGATATGCATCTCAAGAATATTCTCAAACAGGGGAATCGTTTTTATCTGATTGATTTTGGTTTGGTAATGCATCGGTCGTTCTGTCAAACAGTACAGGAAACGATGTTATGTGAGATGTATTTGTGGTCACGGGATGATTTCTTTACCTTGTGTCTGGTCCTGGTATTTTTTGGACAGGACGGGCTACGGATCAAGAAGAATGATTACAAAAAACTTCGGAGCAAGAGCATCAAATATTTTTCTAAACAACCTGTGGCATGGATTGAGATGAAGAAGACGCTGCAGAACACGTTTGATTTTCACAAACATGATGATTATTTGTTTTGTTTTCAGCATTTTATCCAGAATTTTTTGACGGCTTCGTCTCAGCTCGCGCCCAGAAAAGGGATTTATGCCTACGACATTCTTACCAAGATTTTTCTGGATCGGCTTTTTCTTTTGGTCGCGGTGTGGCATCCGGATTGTTTACGGTTGCATCTCAATCAGGATCGACAGATCATGTACAAGGAATTGATAGAGGAGTTTAGTAAAAAGAGTTAAATTCATTCCATGTTTTTTTTGTTTCAAAAAAAAATTGATCTTGGGGTGAAGGTGTAGTTATAGCTGAATGTTTAGCAGAAAGAAAAATGGATCATGTTATACAATTTCGAATCAAAGATCGTGTTGATTATCGTCCCTTGGGAGAATCGGCATGGATTGGCGCCACGATTGACTCGATCGTCGAAAAAGAAGAAGCGCCTTATTTGACTCTCATCACGGACTCTTATATGGTCGTAGAAAAAGACGGCTCCCATACCGATAGAGCATGCGTACGATGGGAGGACGTGTTTCAACATATCGCGGTCGCGGGGACGCACGTCAAGGAAGATTGGCGTTCTTCTTTTCTTCATCTTCCTCATCCAAATCCGTACATTGAATTTTTGGATCCAGAGATTGGTAGCTACCGGTTGGGAAAGATGGTCCATTATTGCTCGCAATCTGACAGGGTGTGCATCATTTTCTATCGCTCCCGGGGTGTAGAGATGGAATGTATATGTTTGCCTTTTCATAGCAAGAAACTGCGATGTGCATGGGATTTCATGGAATGAATTTTTTTAATTTTTTTTTCAACGAGAAGAAAAGAAAAAAAACAGAATGAGACAACAACAATTACAGATTCTGCGCAATGGGATTCAGGGCGCCGCGAGGATGGGCAAGACCTATGCCGTGGTCGGTGCTCTGATCCTGACCATCATCGGCGCGCTTATCATCTACGGTGGAGTCCGTCTTTTGATGGACAAGCATACGATGCAATTGGATGCGACTGTCACCCAGGCAACCTGTCGTCCTCATGCGGGAACCTCTGGAGGTTTCTTGTGCAGTGTGGTGGTTTCCTACACCGTGAAAGACAAGATAATGACTCAGAATATTCCCAGGATGCGTAGCCCAGAAGAAGTCAAGCTCGGAGATGCGATGACGATCTATGTCAATCCAGAGAAGCCACAAGACATTCGTGCCATGGGTGCCTCCCAAGGCTTTGGGATCGCATTGATTGTCATTGGTGCATTGATCATCTTCTTTGCCATTCTTTACATGTCTTTTATTACGGCGTACAAGGGTCTGGCGGCCCTCTCCGCCGTGAAGAAGATTTTTACGAATTAAAAAAAAAAATGATTCTTTTTGTTTCCGGGATGGAGAGGTAGGAAAACAAAAAAAAACCAACGATTGGCAATGCTCAAGACGTTCTCCTTTTATTGTACTGCTATTTTTTTCCTTACGGCGTACGCGCTGTCGATGGCCTACAATGTATTATGGGGAATTTCGATTTATGGAATGATCATGATTGTTTATTTCCTGTTGCAAATCTCATTTGCGCATCTAAATTATCGTTATTATTTTCAATTATCGAGAGAAAGCTGGATATCCAAGAATTCGGTAAGGACCTTTTCCACTCCCGAAGGAATGATTACGGAAAATCCTTTCCAATGTGTTTTGGTCATGGTGGGACATCGAGAAAGAGTGGATTATTGGAATAAAGCGCTTCTTTCTATCACTCGTTTGAATCCTATTAATCTTGTCCATGTGTATCTCATCATTGATGGTGATGAAGAAGAAGATCGATACATGACGACCGAGGCGCGGAAGATTTTTCTTCCGAATCCTGAGGACGACGATGCCACCCTGTTGTCTCCTTTCAAATTAGAGATTATATCGATCAAACAGCGAGGAAAGAGGGGTGCCATGTTTTATGGTATTGAAAAGGTTCGTCAGGATTATGCGGGACAAGAGAATAACATGGATGTGGTGTTGAGCGATAGCGATACGGAATTGCATGAGAACTGTATCCTTCGGTTGCAGGAATGTCTGCGCTCCAATTCCAACAACGGATGTGCCACTGGGGTGTTGCAGATCTATAACAAAGTAGATGGTGTGCTTCCCCGTATGATTGATGCGCGTTACTCGTACGCCTTTCTGATTGAGAGGGCATCGACATCCTATATGGGATGTATGACATGTTGTAGCGGTCCTCTAAGCATCTATCGTCTCAGTGTGTTGAATGAATTGGTGATGCGGAAATTCATCACACAGAGTCTTCTCAACGTCAAATGCGAGCCCGGTGACGATCGTCATCTCACCAATCTCGTACTCGCTCAAGGTAATTATGCACGACAAACCGCCATGGCCACGGCGGGTACCGAGGCACCGGAGACCCTCCGACGTTTTTTGCTTCAACAGTTGCGTTGGTCGCGCTCTTATTATCGGGAAATGTACTGGCAAATAAAGGCCATCGAGCATCAATCGTATTATCTTTCCTTGGTGACGGTGTATGAAAGCCTTTTTCCCTTTTTCATCACGTGTTGGCTATGGAGGATCCTCTATTGGAACAATGAAATCCGATACATGTGGCATGGCTTCCTCCTCTCCCTCCTTGTCCTCGTCACTCGCACGTTGATCCTCTTTCTCTATATGCAAAAATGGAGTGTTGTTTACAATCTTCTTTATTATCCCGTGTACATGTTCTTGCTTCTTCCCACGAAAATATTTGCCGTGTTGACCGTGTTGGATAATCGATGGGTGACCGCGCCAAGAGGTGGTGCCACGGCGACGGCGGTTGTCCAAAAATTCCCCTGGCACGTTTGTTTCCTGACGCTATGGAATGTTCTTCTTACCGTGGGTATTGTCCGACAGACCATGATTGCGACCACGGGTCACTTTTTGTAACACGAGAGCG